CAGCGTTAATAGATTGAGGCGGCATTTCAATAAAAGTAAACAATTGACTAGAGTTAGATACATCATCGTAAGTATGATGAATTTTGTATTGCGTATCTGACAGCCAAGGCCACCCCGACCAACCACCGACAAAAATATTTATACTATAAGAACGCGGCCTGTTTATGATCTTATTATTAACCGTAACCGTTGACCTATCCCCCGGACAATGATATATGCCCATTCCCGCATAAGGTTTTAAAGGAGAAAAGAAGAGAGGTCTGTCAGTTTGGCCCCACGGGCCGTTACCACTCATACTGTCCGCAACCCACGCCCACATACCAGTAGGCTCACCAGCCCAAGCTGAGGCATAAGGGAACCTATTTTCGTGATCTCCCGCGAATTCTGCGTAAGCGAGGTTAAGTTGGCGTTGGTTGCTTATACATGCAGCCTGCCAGCCCGTTTGTTTGGCGGAGCCCAGTGCAGGAAGCAGAAGAGCCGCTAAGATCGCAATAATGGCTATAACAACCAGAAGTTCAATCAGCGTGAACCCTCTGGTTGCCCTCCTCGAAGCCGCAGTCAGGGTCTTTATGTACATAAAAACTACTCATAATAACTTTACACTAATATACTAGTTATTTCCAACATGTTTTATGTCAGATTTGGCGTCGTAATCATGCAAAACAAAATCATCTTTGTAGTAGAAACTGAACTTTTTCCAGAGATAATGATAATAAACTCCGTCTAATCTTAAAGAGTCTATGTCCTCCTTACAAAACGTAAATGAATGCAGCTCAGATATTAAGCTATCATAGACGGTGTTTCTTATGAGCATCGCCCAAGTTCCCCAAGTTTTAATTTTCTTCCAACCGGAGAAGTTAAATCTAACATCGTCATCTATCCAAGTTAAGTCTGATCTTATATTTTTTGTGGAAAATTCACAAAGTACGTCTGGCCCATCTGCCCCCAAATAAATTACATCCCAATCGGGAGGCAAAACAAACTCCTCTTCAAGAAGATCTAAATTAGGCGCTGCATCGTCCTCTAATATGAGAATGGAATCAAGATTTCTAGATTTAGCCGAAACAATACAATCAAAATGAGACAAAAAACACCCCCATCTAGAGGGTGTCCCTTCATCTACATTATCCGGAAAATCGTGTCCGTTGAAGTTTTTGAGAAAGGCTCCAGCCTTCTCCTTTGTCATTCTTTCGGCTAAATAATACCTATATTTACATAAATTCTTCCATTTGGAATCGAAGATTTCCCTCCTGTCGGATCTTTCTTTTAGAGATATTACAACTGTTTCACTAGGTTTTCCCAGCAAGGTCCTGAAGTTCAACACTTCCATCACCAAAACCAAACAATATAATCTTCTTCGACGGGCTCGGGAAGAATGTCGTAATTTTTTCTTTTAGTCATAATTATCCAACATTTCCGCCTCTTCTATCTCTCGTAAGGATTTGTTTAAGTCCCGTTTAACTTCGTCCAGCATTCTTTGGTAGTGTTGCCGAGTCCACCCGTCATTATGAGAGCTCGCTGCTTCTACCCTCCATTTGGTTATTTGCAGAAAGAGGTCGTCAAGGGGAAGCTCTTTTTTAGGGGACTTCATTATCTTCTTCCTTAAATATAGGTTCTACAGCTTCATTTTTCAAATCTTCCTCATATTTTTTCTCGTCACTGGTCTCCGCTTTGGCCAAGGGGTACTTGTCAATGTAATTAGGATCTAATCTCCCTAGTTCGACGTTCTTTTGATAGGTTGCCCTTAAAAACGCTCCGTGTTTAATGCTGCCAAGAGGTGGGGTTCCGTGGCCTACCGTGATTTCTAAATCATCGTTACCCGAAATTGATTCCATCTTCGCTCTAAACTCATTTGCGCCGTTCCAAGTCACCTTGGTGTCGAAAACATGTAGCGACCTAAGTTCTCGCAAATCAAGGAGATAGATCAATCCCTTATCCGAAACGCTAGTCCCATACAAATTCAAGGATTGTAATCGAGGAAGATACGCGGCGATTTTTTTGCATGCTTCGTCGTCGATTGTTCTATTTCCGGCTAGGTTTAATTTCCTTAATTCTATCTGGCCATTGAGGCTGTCTATCGCCATGTGGGAAAGAGCCCCATTCCTTGCTCTTAGTTCGTAAATCCGTCTACCTTCCGTCTCTTGTATAGCCAAAGTAAAATCTTTATCATTTAGCTTCTCTCTATCTTCGATTTTCTCCTCATATGTTTCCCCTCGTAAAAGAAGATAATATATGTCAGGCGTCGCCTTGGACATTTGCATGAGCAAGCCCTCATATTTTTCGATCATTGATGACGGCGTCATCGTTTCTGCGTGTGGAAAAATCGGTGGCAGTGCTATCGCCGACAACAATAAAAGTTTATTAATATATTTCATTTTTCTGTTCGTAACTAAAAAAATTGGTACCCCGAACAGGGATCGAACCTGTAACCCCCTGCTTAGAAGGCAGATGCTCTATCCAATTGAGCTATCGGGGCAAACTGTTCATAAACCAACTACTGACGCTACAAGGCCAGCTATCCAAAGTGCAGTCCAAATAATCATAACTTTACCCCCCGTATTCATCCAGCCCCAAACAAAAGCAATAAGGCTTCCAATACCGCAAACAAAAGTCAGAACTATACATGCTATGCCTAGCCCTGTTTTGCCCTCGGCAAACATATCTTTGACAACTAAAATAAGACACACTAGCGAACCAATCGCCAGCGACAACTGAACTGGAGTTATGTTTTCCATAATAAAATTAATAATCGAAGCTTTTAAAATGTTTGTTTCCTACTATTGGTAGCATGGCGCACAGTTCGAACTTGTCGCCTTTATAGTCGTTACTGCTGAACCTAGTCCTTCGCCATTCCTTTTCGAATTTAAAAAAGAAAATTCCATTTTTATCTGTCATTTTAAACACTAAAAGCTTTCTATCGTTGGGAAGGTTGACGAAGAGATAAGAAGGCACTTTATGTATTAGGCTTTGTTTCTGTAAAGTGTCAGGCTTAGTTGCCGATATTAAGTAAGTTCCCCATTTTTTCAGCTTCTTTAATGTGCAAATTTCTTTTCGATCTCTGCTGAATTCGAGGCGCACCTTTATTTCGCCAACGCCCATTAGTTCAGAGTCGTGAGAAGAACTGCCCCAATCATAAAGAAAACAATCAAACTCTTCTGCATCGTCCTCGGTGTGTATAACGTTTACATTAAGAAGATTCTCTATTATAAAGCCAGTTTCTTTTTGCTTTTCGATGAACTTTTTCCCTACTGGCGTGAGACAATCTAATCCTGACTTACTTTGCATTTTCTTCTCCTTTTATTACGGAAGTCTATTTCGGCCAAGTCAATGACCTTTACGACTTCATCGATGGCTAAAGCTGGGTTGAAAGTCCCATCATTCTGCATGAAGGAAGCCATCCAATTTTTATTATATTTAACAAGCGTAGACTCCTTTTCGAGTTTTATAGCTACCGAGGAAACCCTGCTATCGCTTCTTATTCTGTATTTATGGAGCCACTTTTTTTCTCCCTTACATAAGTAAATCAACCTATCCATCCTATTTGTCATAGGATCACCGTATCGGCCTTTAAAGCCAACGTTTCTTAAGGTGATCAATTTTTTACTTCTTTCGTTTCGTTCTTTGGTGGCTCCAGTGTTCCACTTCTCTTTATGTCTATTGGCCCAATTCATAGCCTCAAAGCGAAAGGTTAAGATTTACTTTCGGGGGAGTCAAACACTTTTTTCATCGGAATTATATTCGATTTATCCTTTTGCAGTTGTTCGAGAGCCTTAGTCATAAACTCTTGGAAGCCCTCTTCGTCCACTTCCTTGCCCGTTGTCTCTTCGTAAAATTTAGCAAACTCATTGCTATACTCGAATTCGAAAGAGGCAGATCCATCTGGATTCTCTTTACAGTTAACGACTTTAAAGTCAAATCTTCCGTCCATATAGGGATTATACCAAGTCCGCCTCGTCTCTCTCTATGAAAAACAACAATCTATACAATTGTTCCATTCCATCTCTATGGAAAACATCAATAGGGGTTTCCATGTTTAAATTAGAGTTTTTTGTGGTAAGCCATTCTGCGACATATTCATCGTCCATTATCGCACAACATTCATTAGCGAAGTTAATGAACTCCATAAGATTATCTTTATTAACCTTTATCCACTGATTATCCTTCGAGGAAGGAGAACTTGAATTGTTATTGTCCTTCACGGGGTTTGGTCAAATGTCCATATAAAGATCTAAAGCTTTCGGATCTTTATTTAGTCTGCCGGATTTTTCGTAGGCTCCTCTGCGAAGTTGAAGAGGTAATTGGTGTTTTTTTCTTGCCCAATTTGTCAATTTTAGAAAAGTTTTTTCAAGCTTGGCGAAGAAACAATATTTGAAACATTTTCTGTATTCATTAAATATTTCTTGCTCCGTGTCCCACATCTTATCTATCTCGTCTCTTTCTTTTTTCGTGACTACTATCTTGCACGAAATAAGTTTCTTTTTGTCCAACTTGCCATAGCTAAAGGTGAACTCAAAATTAAACTCCCATTCGTTCCCTTCGTCATCTTCAATTTGGTCATAAAAGATTACAGCTTTACTATCGTAAACTTTGTCCCACTTGTCCGTTAAAGTGGTATGTTCAGCTTCTATTAGCTCAAATCCTGAGCCGTCACGTTTATAAAGCTGCTGTCGATGAATTTTATAAACACCTAAAACATTATCAAAGTCTTTCGTTTGAAAGACATGCTTTTTATGCAACAGCTTCTCGTTTCCCTTCGCCAACAAATTCCTTAGATATGACTTCGGAACAATTATCTCGTCGAACATTCCCATCTTTTTCTTTTTTGTATTCTACGCCACAACAGTTTGTGGTCGTGTGTATTATTTCATCTACTATTAATGTGACGCTATTTGGCAGGGGATATTCCCTTTTCACCATTTTCTCTACTTCATTCAGAGCTTCGTATTCATTTGCGCTGGTAACCTGTATGGTGCAGAGACAGGTTACTAGAGTAATTTTAGCCATCACTCTCCAGATTTAAAAACTTTCATTATTTTCTCCAAGTCTCGGACGAAATCATTAGCTGCTTCTACCCTAACGCAATCTTCGTCGTCCATTATTTCAGTTTCTTTGACTATTTTCTTATATTTTTCAATAACTTTTTTTATCTCTAGGTAGGTTTTTCTGGGCTTGTTTCGTTCAAACTCTGAGATGTTACTCATGATACTATTATTTCAAGTTTTTCCTTTGAGGACTTGGAAATTTTTCGGGCGTACTTCTTGGCGTCTTCGAGCCCCTTATCGGAGTGCGGAAAAGCACCATGCCTGTAGTTTTTACCTCTAGAAACTACGACGTAAAACTTATCATTTTCCTTCTTCTTCGGCACTATTCAGACCTTCGATTTCCTGATGGAGAGAATACATCTGCCTTTCAAGCTTGTCAAGTATTTTTTGTTCTATTTGGTTTTTCCTTAGAAATACTCTCATTTGGTAGCTAAGTTGGTCCACTCTAGCTTCTCTTTCTAGGAATCCTAGAGCCTCTCTTTCCAGAGCCCCGAGATCGTCTAACTCTTCAAAGATCCTATCTATTTGATCTTCGAGCCAAGAGATGGAAGATTGACAGAGAGATACGCTTTCTGATAACGAAACAGCTCGATCTATTTGCTCTCCTCGAATCGCATGAAAGCTATCCTTTTTACCTCTTTTCATCAGCAATGTCTTTAACTGCTTCCGCGGCCTCTCTGATCTCCATAGCGGCCTTGGCGAAAGCTGGCCGCTTCAAACTGAAGACCCAGTAGCCTAAAGTGCAGTTAAGACAGACGCTTAATATTAACGCTATCCACATATTAATTTTCTCCTTTTAAAATTTGCTTTAAAATCTTCAAATGAAAACACATCCAACTTTCCCCTACAGCTTGAGATCCTTTGTGTGCCTTGATCATCTTTGCTTTGTGTTGTGAATCTTCGATATGAGCCTTCTCGATAATCTGTTCTAAAAGAGATGAAGCTCGATCTATAATTTTGTTACTTTCCTTGCTTTGGATTGTCATCCCAATCTTTTATCTTCCTTTCTATATCTAGACCGACAAAGGCTGAATTTGCCACGGTCTTTTTTGTGTTCGCGTCTGGAAAATAAAAAGTGGTATTCTTCATACCTACTCTAACTATTCGAGCCTTTCTTCCGCCAATTAAAACTATATCATCTGGAGTGTAGTCTTTGCTAAACCATATGGTTAATCCAGCAGCAAACTGGGAAATAATATCCTTGAAAATTATAGTCACCGCGCCCGCTATAAAAAGCCAACCATATTCCCCAATCCACCCTTGAGCTGCCTGTTGAATCGCTTCTTGCTCCATCTCAAAATAGTTTACACCGTCACAAGACTAAAGACGAAAAAAAAGGCATGGAACTTAATTGTGCCACGCCATCACATTGAGAATAAATAGCTTAAGTTACTTTAATTATTGAGGTTTTTGCGTATTCTTCCTTGGTTAAAGATATAGTCAGCAATCCATTTTCCATCGTAGCCGTCACTGTTCCTTTGGCTGCTCCGTTAGGGACCAAAACACTATATTTCCTTAACAAAAAAGCGAACTGGGACACTATGCCCCAGAACGCTAATGACTTAGCTCTAGTATAGAGAGACTATTCGTCTCAATTACGCGCCTTTTGGCCCCGAGCCTTTTGGCCTATAACCTTTTGAGCCTCTATAGTCGGCCCAATCGACATAGCCTTTGGTTCCCATTTCATCGTATGCATCTGCCTGCGTTCGCCTCCTAGACTTAGGAGCAGGCCTCTTCTTCTTAGGAGTTACTTTGGAAAAACCTTTGGTTCCCATTTCGTCATAATTAGAAAAGCCCTTAGTCCCCATCTCATCATATGTTGATGTATCCCTAGGCTTGGAAACAGGTCTCTTCTTCTTAGGAGTTGCTTTGGAAAAACCTTTGGTTCCCATTTCACCATATGCTGATGTAGCTTTAGGTTCGGGAGTAGGCTTTCTCTTCGGAGTGCCATAGCTTCTTCGGCTAGAGCCTTTCGAACCATAGCCCTTCGAACCATAGCCCTTCGAACCATAGCCCTTCGAACCATAGCCCTTCGAACCATAGCCCTTCGAACCAGAACCTTTTGAGCCTTTGCCCGTATTTCTCTTTGCACCGCTCGAGAAAGATGAACCATGTTCCTCTCTGTATTCTTCGGAAAAGTCCCTTAGAGGAGCTTCATGCTCGCAAAACAAGCACTTACCCATTCTAGACCGTCTCCACCTTCTGAAAAGATTAAACATTATAAATTATCACCTCCTTTCTCCGTATTCGAAAAATGTGCTTCGATAGCTGAGAGTTTATCAATAGCGTTAGCTAGCTTTTCGGCCCACTTGTCATGTTCCGTAAGGAGATCGGAATGCTCTCCAATTCCAACTGGGGAATTGAAATACACCTCCAATGTCGCCTTCGCTTCTTCTATCTCGGCCTCGTATTTCGCCACCAAAGCCCGAACGAATCTGCTATTAGTTTTTATTTTCATAGTTTTTTAATATGAACTCTTTGACTGCTGGTCTAAGATTTTCATTAATATGATCCTTATTCTCTTTCCAGAAGCAAAATGGCCATTCAATAAAATAGTCAGCGTCTTTTTCGATCTGCTCCATGTTTTTCTCTTCTATCGCATTGGGAGGAAGCTGATAATCTTTAATCGGTTTGGCTGTTCCTATCTTGAAAGGTTGGTAAACGAACTGCTTGATGACCAGCAACTTGCCCCCCATTTCGTTCTTCAACCAATACACCTCATCATGTGGATAAAAGTTGAACCTTATGTCTGTAACGCAAATAAAATCAGAGTTTATGTGGTGCTTTATGATCTTACTTATTTTTTCGACCCAATATCTACCTAAAGTTTCACTTCTTCTCTGAAGTCCATAAAAAATAAGAAAATCTCTTATTTCCTCCTTCTGCTCTGGACTGCATTCGGTGGGGTCTATCCCCTTAAGCTCCAACATGCTACTTCTGACTTCGTACTTGAGCGTATCAGCAATGGCAACTCTGGAAACGGTTTTATTGTTAATTTTTTTCATTTCCTCCTTGAAGAGACGAAAGAAAAGGTCTTTGCCGCAACCGGCATAACCAGATATGCCCAGAATTTCACTCACTAATAAATATTACGTCATACTTGGAAAAATAGCAAGAAAAAACTTGACCATGTGAGATTTTTTTGTGTAAGATTCTTTTTACGCGCAAAGTTGCGTGTAACTTTAATAAATTATGAAAAAGATTACTGTAATGATATTAGCTGCTGCTGTTTTTATGTGTTGTAGCGAGAAAGCTAATGCTGGATGGTTTGGTGCCTCGTTTGGTACAGAGCCCAGTGTAACCCTGTTCGGTCAAACTTTAACCGTCCCTATTCCTAGCGTCGTTCTCGGCGCTGAAGCCGGAACATCGGTAAGGGGAAGCGTTTCCTCTGGAGGAGCAAGGATTGCCCTACCTTTCATGAAGATTGGAGTTAGATCCCCAACTCTTACTGTGGGGGTCAAGGGTGCAAAGGTTCATGTGACAACCTCTGGCATTAAGAAGGCTCGTGCATCCAAGAAGAAAAAGTCCGCAACAAAGAAAAAGTAATTAGCTAAGCTTAATAACTTCGACCTCCCGCGCAGAAATGGGCGGGAGGTTTTTGTGTAACTATATGGGATGATTCTGATAATCAAAGCAGAGCTATCAGAACCCCCAACCGAGCCGATGTCGTTTAGGGATGTGACGATGGCGTCGAAAATCAACGTAAACTTAGATGTGCTTATCGAGTGCGCTGGTTTTATGAAAGATTCATATTGGTATTTTTTGAGACCTAGAGGGATGATGGACTTCGTGGAGTACTTGATAACTCCAGAAGAAAGGGAGGATGGAATAAGGTTGGATACAGAATTAAACTACCCCAGAACAATAGTGGCGGAAAGGATAGTTATAGAAAACTCCAGAAGGATAATCGACGAAATAAAAATAGTGTCAAGAATTTAAATACTTAGTTTTTTTATGGGGTAATTTTTCTTTAAATACCAAATGATTCCGAATGTTTTAAAGTACCTTTTCCCTCTTCCAACCGTATCAGTAAGCCTAAATTCATCTTTGCTGGTGGATTGCTCTTCGTGTACTGGAGTCGACTCGCCTTTCGAGATGGAATCTACTTTAAAGCCCTTATACTGCAAATAATAAGATATAGTTAAATCGTCCAATAGAAAAGAGTCCTCATAAACTTCATGACATGTTTTAACAAAGCTCTCAAAAGAGTTCATTAGGGGTGAGATGGTAGATGCATCCACCCGCCCACCTAATATATTAGAGTCGAAAAGAATCATATCGACTCCTTGCAGATATTTAATGGACGTATCTACTGCAAGACTGGCATTGCCACCGCCTTCCTCGGGAGCGGGGGAGTCCCACCAAAAATAAGACCAGTGACAAGCGGCATCTAGTTTATTTAAGATCTTGAAATTAATGAGCTTTTCGAATGCGTCTTTTTCATAAATTACATCGTCGTCAGCAGAGCAAATTAAACCATCATGCCCCTGAACATAAACATATCTTGAGGCTGGTCCATGATCCTCGCCCCTTAAGACTTCCACCTTCGGTAGTTCCTTCAGCCAACTTGGGAGGCTCCAAGTCGGAATTCGATCTACGAACCTTTTATAAGCATAAGGTATACATAAAAAAATCTTATCTGGAGGGAACGATTGGTTAAGCAGACTTTCAATAGTTTTTCGGAGACATTTTTCCTCCGCAAGTCTAGGGGGAGTTGTGTTTAAAGAGAAGCTATAGCGGGGTGGCCCAACCCCAGAAGTCAACTCATTAAAATATTCCTTATATTTATCTGACACTTCTTTATTAATTCCTTTCCCATCCCAAATAAGAGCTTCCTCTGAAAAGTCCTCAAAACACGTATCATTATATTTATAGCCGTCTTCGGTATCAATGTTTACGTTCGGCAAATACCAATCGTTAGGCAAGTTATTTATTGGTTTGCATTTAAGCTCGGGGAGACGCGTGCGATCTAAAACGTAAGGGTGATTGAAGTTGTAGAAAGTCTTTTTGGCGTAATCAAAATCTATAAATTCGAAAGCTATTTCGGGGTCATCGGGTATGCTAACGTCTCCGAACGGCCCATAGTCAGAGAGAACGTAACCATGCGCTCTGGTTCCATATTCCTTCCAAAATTTCCACAGAAACCTAATCCAAGCCCTGTATCCTGACCCTTGTACCAAGCCCCATAAAAATGGATTATTTTTTATCTCGTTAATCCATAGAGACACGAAACGTCTAGAATCTTCACTGTTTGACAGGTAGGTGGGGGTCATCAATATTTGCCATTGGTGTCTATCAAAAATATATCTATCGTTGGCGTCGTAGTCAGATCCTTCGTCCAAAGTTATTCGCTGTTTATGTTTCGTTAACTTTCCTTCTGCGATTTTCTCAAAATAACAAGTATACTTTCGCCAATTAGGCATCCTGTAATGTAAACCCATAGGCGTTGGCGGCATGGGCAGCTTTCCCTTAACTAAGCTGTCAGCATCTAAAATAATAAAATTAGCAGAAGTTTTTTTAAGGAGCTGCTCTACCGCTAAAAGCCTACTACAAGAAAGATAAATTCTTAAATCATGCTCATCTGGATCTTTTAATTCGTCAGGAAGGAAACCGCATGTAGATATTGTTATTAAGTCGGGGGAAATTTCACATATACTTTCGGGACTTTTAAATAATGGATTATTAGGGTCAAGATGGATATTGAAATGTATTTTATTTCCATGTTTGATAGAAGAACAAAGTAACCCCCATCCGTATTCGTTAAAGAATTTAGAGTCGCAGGAATTAAATATTACATTTCCCTCTGGAAGATTGCCAGAAACGAAATTTAAATCCAAAGGCTTAAAAAGCTCTGGTCTTTTAGGCCATTTTTTTCCCATCACGGATCAATAGAGCCTCTATTTTCGCGGCAGCTAAGTCCTTAGCCTTCAGCCGGATAACTTTGTACAGTATGCCTTGAACTTTTTTGCCTGCTGTTATCTTTATGACTTTCCCCGCCCATACTGTTCTACCGTCTTTTCTGCCACTTTTGAGTTTCCTCGGCATTGGTGTTCTTGGGACGTTTTCGTTAAACTCGTATTTTATTCCAACCGTTTTTTGGGGCTGCTTCTTTATCATATAGATGAAGACGCCAGAATCTGGTTCCAGATGCAAACAAGGAAACCCTGTCCATTTCAGAACAGGGCCAAGATAAGAAAGGCGTTTAATATTCCTGTTCCTATTCCACTCAACCGAAGACCTAACTGCGAATTTTTTTCTATTCAATTTAGCTCTTCTCAACTTTCCTTGTGATTCTTTCAAGAGGCGTTCAATAGCTTCTTCTTCTAATAGCCTGTTGTTGTTGCCGAAGCATCTGAACTTCTTATAGAAAAAAACTTCCTTGCGAGGATCGTCTACGACTAAGCTCTTAATGGTTACATGAGGAATGTTTGATTTGGCGTGTTTGCTGCGTTTCAATAAGAAAAACCAACTAGAAGCTTTTTTGACAGCCTCTCCCCTAGATTGAGCGGAAAAAAGCTTAGTCCAGACAAAGCCGTCCCCCCTAAAAAGAAAATTAACGCCAGAATCGGCAGTTCTTCTAGTGGGCTTGATGGCGTCTACAACTTTTAGGGTGGCTAAATAGCTCTTTTCATTCATTGCCCCCCTTTAATTGTTTTTAGCCTCTTGACGAGAACCAAGATCTGGTTTTTAGGAATGTCGTTTATCGTCTTGAATTTGTCAGCCGAATCACTCCCCTCCGCCGCAAGCCTTTTCTTTATGTCCTCAAAGGAGACTCCCTTCTCTTGCATAACACTAGCGAGAAGAGAATGGGGATCAGCGGCCGCGGTGACAGCAGTAGTGGGAGAGGAATCGTTAAGGAGGTTTGCGTCGCCCATCTCATCTTGCCCAACTACATTGATTCTTAAAAAGTTTCTCACACACCTGACAAAAGCTCTATTTTCAGCTATCGCAGCTAAAAAATTTCTAGCAAAACTTTTGGTGTTGCTCAATGAGGCATCAGCTAGAGCTTCGAAATAAATTTCTTTATCTTCCGTTTCGTAGTTAGGTATCCAAGTTACGCCACAAGAAGCTAAAACATAATCCGGAGCAGCAGAATATACTTTGTATTCCACCTTTGAAAAACCCCTCATCTGAGCTAAATCCTTTATGCCTCCCAATAAAATCAAAAGATCCCTATCTTCGAGTTTCGAAATGTCAGATTCTTTTGTCCTCTGGCGATTAGCTACTAAAAACTCCTGCTTGACCATTTTACGCCAGTCAACTAAACCATTTTCATCAAAAACATAATCGACGGTGCCATCAGAGATTAAACCGTGCACGTTCCTAACGCCTTTAGTAGCCTCCTTGGGAGGTACTCCATATTCCTTTTTTTTCGCCGCCATAAAGTGATATTAACTTACGCTTTTAATTGAGTCAAGTAATTTTTCTAACTACCCTAAAGCAATCTAGCTCTTTCCAAAAAGCTTCACTGTCAATTAGTTTCTTAGGGTCGTCCGGCGTGTCGTGGGCTTGTTTGGCCTCATGTCCGGCTTTGCTTAAATAAACTGTGCCGTTGTCTAAAAGTCTCTTGTTTGAATAATAATATAAATCTTCTAATTTTTGATCCTTGAGTTCGTCCATTTCTTTGAAGTTCGCCGACTTCTGTCTGTAGATTGGGCCAAGATCCATATAGTTTAATTTCTTATCATTAACGTCTTCCTCCTCTAAATAAGACAACATCTTAAAAGGTATTTTTAATCTTTTTAGCTTTTCGACGAAAAGTGGATTATCCTTTTCTTTAATTATGTAAAATACAACTTCTATTTTAGAGGAAAGTTCTCTAAGTAAGTTTTCATTAATTGGTTTGTCGGTGACTATGCTAACGGGATGCTCTGAAACATTTATCTGTTCTGCTAAATTTTTCTCATTAAACGCATAATCCATTCTGACGCTCAAGGGATAGAAATTAACGTTCGCAACAGAATTGGGTATTACTTCGACAGATTTTTTTTGGTAAAGATCTCCAGTGAAAATCGTCTCATATTCACAGTTGAACTCAAACCCCAACAAAGAGAGAATGCTTCTAGCTATCTCTTCTGGCGAGATGGAATTAATTGCCTTGGGGCTCTCGAAGTTGGAGTAACAGGGCTTTCTACCTTCCTTTAGGCCAAGGCCGTCTAGGAGTATTTGACGAGACGGAGAACCCCAATAAGGCTTAACGCACTCTTTGTGTGCCATTGAGTATAATGAAACTATTTTAACGTCATGCATGGAAGCTAAGTCTGTGCAAAAACTAGTTTCTCCAAAATGCAAAAGAGAATTACGAATCAAATAGGAAACTTGACCCGCTTCTATTTTTTCGTCTATTTGAGTGAGGTTCGCTAAATCTTTTACTTTAGAAGGATTTAAATTAAGTATTTTGATGTTGTTTTCGATTAGGGTCGGATTTATTAAAGACACAACATCCTCCCAGTAATCGTATTGCATGGACGACACGCTTTGATCAACAAAATTAGTTATATAGTCGCCTTCGATTGGGCATGGGTAATACTTCTCATAAATTTCAGGGTTGCCGATCAGGGCTCCGGTTTCCAAGCTATACTTTTCTATTAAATGCATTTGTTTCTAGTAATGTAAATTGAAACTGATTTTATCTTTTGCGTTGTGAGTATAATTGATAGCTTGTAAGGTACAAAAATAGGGAGTGAAAGCTATTTCAAAATAACCTTTTTGGTCAGATCGCCCTTCTAGGAAAAAGGGTTTTTCCATTTGAGGGTTAAACTCTATGATCTTATGGATATTAGGATTTCCTTCCAGAATACAAAAGTATTCAGGTTTCGTGGCGTAGTAAATGTTATATTCTGGATATGTATCTTTAAGCGACTTCAGTAAACTGGTGCTAAGAAAGATATCCCTTTCATTACTTGGCAGAATAAACGCTATTCTCTTACCTTCGTCGTCTTTATCCAAGGAGTCTTCTATGTCGTAAGTTTGTCGTTTTTCTTTTTCTATCTCCTTGGAGGCTACGTTCCTGAAATATCTTTCTATATCGCTTCTTTCAGACCCCTTGGTTAACTCGTCAACCCAATACATATGTCCTTCATATGTGGGGTCAACGTCTCTCTTGAGTATGTTTTTATAAAGAGCATTTATCCACTCTTTGTCATTTTCTATATTGGGGATTTGCGCGTTTGGATCTTTTTTATCATTTTCGGACTCTACGAAGTCAAAGCCGTGTTCTGGCTGAGAATCTATAAAATCCTCAATGAATCCGCCGACGACTTTAGTGGAAAATTTAGATAGAACCCATTCTCTAGCCTTTTCCCCCCATTCCTTCCTGTCGGATTCGTCCATCGAAAAGACTTTGGATAATTGGTCGCATATAGATTGAGGCAAAGTTGAAGCTTTTTTGAATTGAGTTCCATGTTCTCTGTATTCAGCCCAATCGAGAGGCAAGGAATAAGCGCCGTCTTCGCAGCATTCTTCTCCACAGCTATAATTAGTGACAAGAGTAATGAGTTCGGTAAGCTTTGCTTCTTGAATAGGTATCTCTTGACCTCCACTGGTGAATGGGTGGCAATATGCGTCCATTACATTATAAACTTCGTTCAACTGGTCTTCGGTAACGCCATGATTTACGTTCGTAGTGTTGAAGGTTTTTTTCGATTCGCAAAATGGGCAGTTCAAGTCTTGGCCAGTGAAGTTCGCTATTTTATATTCCCCGCATTCGCGACAATGATAAGTTGTAAATATTTCCTTTTCGTTTATTTCATATTCTTTTATCAGCTTCGGTATTCCCCACCCTTCCGCGTAATGAGTGTGGAGCAATAGGCCAGCCTTCTCTGAGGGAAAAGCGTCTCGAAACTTCTTGTAGCCTTCGAGCAAATTTGGCACAGACTTTCTAAGCTGATTCCTAAATACAAATCCAATCATAAAAATATCGGGATCAATATCATGTTTAGCTCTAATTAATAATCTTTCGTTTTCTTTCAGCCTCTTGAAATGAGTTTCGTCTACGATGCCGTGTACGGTTTTGACATGATCAAAGCCCAGCCTATGAAGCTCTTTCTCGGCGAAGCTGCTCCAAACCCAATAATTATCTATTTTTTCAGCGCTTTTAATCGCGGCTTCGAAGATGGGAAGTGAATCTAGAGTAACCCAAATAGCGGAAGGTATTTTTTTAAACCAAGTCGATCTAATCGAAAAGTCTACACCCCAAAAATCTTGCGCTCCAATATATACGTCCGGTTTCTCTTTCTTTATTATTTCGTTTATTTCTTCTGATCCGTAAGCTACGTCTCTAAGTCTCTTTTGGTCCGTAGAAGAATTTATTTCTTGGAGTTTGGATTCATCGCTTGTTATAGCTCCTATAGTTTTCCAAGGAGCTTTAGCGAAGTCCTCATGACCGCTAGCCATTCCACAGGCGAAATTAATTATATCGTATTTGCCAGTTTTATATAAGTAAGTAAGAAGGGCCTTGGCGTTTCTGCCAAAGCCCGTCTTTGCTAGCGCAAAATCGGTATGAAAGAATACCTTTTTCTTTTTCACCATGGTTCCACTTCAATGGAGCCGTCTCCAGAATTTGACGAGCTTTCGATGTCGGCGAAATCATCATTAGATGATCCTGACTCTGCCGCTTCCGATTTAGCCTTTTTAGCTTTGTTGATCCATTCCTTTTGCTTTTTGGAATACCTTTCGAGTCTTCCTTCGTTGAAATCGGTAAGAGCAACTTCTAAATAAGATAATAGAATTTCGGCTTCGCCATAATCTAATGTAATTTGAAAATTACTCTTCTGGGAAGAATCCTCCTTGCTCTCCTTTTGAACCTTAAAAGCGTATCCCAATTGGGGGCCAGATTTTACCCATTCATTACCGTTTTTACTCATTTGAAACCAAGGCTCAAATTTAAGACGGGTAATTTGGTTTTTGCTTGAATGATACCACGATTTACTTCCACAAACATCAATATTCTTTTTGATGCAGGCTAAAATTTGGCCCACTTCAGTTTCGCTAAGCTTGACGCTAACTTTCTTAGATGGGTCTTTGCCCGCAAACGAACCTTGATGCGTTTCGGCGTTCCAACTCGACTGCTTGACAAGTTCGGCCATAAATGAGTTGTCAAGCTGACTATATTTGAAGCTACAGAGATGTCCTGTAACTTTTGTATTAGGTTTGAAGAATGCTAATGAATCACTCATAACTGGAAATTATCCTACATGTTACTTTCGGACTTGTCAATATGTTTTTTCTAGAAATCGTAAGTCTTTAATCACCAACAACTTAAAAAATAATTATTATTAAAAACGTAAGTTACTAAGCGCCAAGGGTTTACGGAAACAAACTTTTTTTACTGTAAACCGTTAAGTCTCAAGGGTTTGCGAATTAAGTCTTTTGCTGCGATGCATTGCTCGGAGGTTCTCTGAGTTTGTGACCCAACGTAAATTTTGGGGTCTAAAATCTACCATGTGGGGGGCTGCTCTTGCGTAGCCGAAAACCTTTATGACTTCTAGACAAAACTCTAAATTGTCTTCGTTAATATGGTCTATTTGATATTTGCGTGAGGGGTCAGGGTTTTTAATGAAAGCATGTCCTACTAGCTTGTGCACGTCCCACCACACGTCTGCCTTCTTGTTCAGTGATACTATAGGGTAAGAGTGTTTAGTGTCGGTTATGCTGTATATAACTCCCGTTCTTTCGTTTTTGATGAAAGGCAGAGCAGGGAATAGCGGGTGTCCTTCTTTGTATACGTAGTAGACCTTTGGGGGCAAGGATCTTGTTTTGGCGATCTTTTTATTAGCGTTGTCGAAAGCTGTCCCAATGCCGCCATCAAAAAAAGGAATCTCAGTTATGTCAAATTTATCTGGAATATCTCCTAATGAAGTTCTAACTTCAAAAAAATCACCGAATAGTTCTGGCTGATCTAGAGTCATTTTCTTCAGTTTAAAAACGGTCTTGAAGGAGGTTTTTTTTCTACTATTTTACCGTTCAGAACGAGTATATCTGCGTCTGACTCCTTGAAAAGTTTAATAGAGTCTTCTTCCGTCTCGACAATAGGCTCTCCTTTAATATTTAACGATGTGTTTAACAATACCGGAACTCCTGTTAATTTTTTAAAATGATGAATTAAATCATAGAACTCAGGGTTATCTTTTCGATCCACTGTTTGAACTCTGGAAGTATTGTCTACATGAACTGCGGAAGGGATTTGTTTTGGTTTTTTACAGGGAACGGTATAAAGCATGAAGGGAGAGGGAATTTCCAAGTCAAACCATTCGTGTGCGTCTTCAACCAAAACCGCTGGAGCAAAAGGCCGATACCATTCTCTAAATTTTACTCTATGATTAAGCGTGTCTTTCATTTTTTCGTTTCTAGCGTCAGCTATAAACGAACGATGCCCCAAAGCTCTTGGGCCAAATTCAGATCTACCTTGGTGCCAGCAAACTATTTTACCTTGCGAGATTTCCCGGCATAGAAAATCATATTGATGAGGTTGGATCGGGCGAAATTTTTGGCGACTACCGGTATACATCAACTCTGAATTATCATAAGATTCTCTTCTGTTCTCAAATATATGATGATAAACATATAAAGCTGCCCCAACAGATACGCCATCATCTCCGCATGCGGGAAAAATGTGAAGGTTTTCAAAAGGAGTTTCTTTTAGAATTTTATAGTTGGCGTTGCAGTTCAAGAATAATCCACCAGACAAACACAAATTGCCTTCGTTGAATTCTTCTGATTCGTCGTATAGTTGTTGGGTATATTTGACGAGGGATCGTTCGGTTATATATTGTATGGAGGCAGCTACATTCATACACTCCCCTTTATCGCTCTCTTCTTTGGAGAAGACTTGTTGGAATCTCCTAGTGTAACTTTCGTGGTAACCAAGTTCGTTCACTATTTCAGGAATGGCGGTTCCAATAGTGGGAAATTTTCCAGATATTTGAGAAAACAACCAATCACAATATATGTGATCCTCTTTTTCCTCCCTTTCTCCATATGGCTTTGTCCATTCTTTCCAATTGGCAATAGTCTTTTCGCTGACTCTTCCATAGGAAGATAGCCCCATTAGAGATCCGGCTTTAAACGTGCCCGGGCCAATTCCGCAGAATTCAGTAGCTACATCATAAAAATTACCCATCATATAACCGGGACATCTGAAAGGCTGAACAAAATTATCAAACCCATACCACCACATCGAACAAGCAGTAGCATCATGCATGGAAGCGTCGGCCGTAAAAACCATAGACCTGTCAAATTTCGAAGTATAAAACACAGAAGCGGCATGAGCCGCTTGGTGATCTACCAAATATCCATCAAATAATTTATCTACCCCATCAAATTTAACATTTACTTTGAAAGAAAAGGTGCCAGATATTGTATCGCCAGAATACGGTGGTCTTAATCTTGTGACGAAATCGGCGATGGTATAACCTTTACCTTCTATTAGTGTTGGTTTTAGGATACTTAATATCTTTGTGTCTTCACGATGTGACCCGTAGGTGCAGAAAGGATAGACTTGGTCCTCAGGACTGTATAAAGACATGAAAGGAATGCATCCCCTAATATAAAAAGAAAGAGCTATAGTGTCAATATCTGTTAGCTCCAAACCAAAGTCAGCCAAAAATCTATCTATATGCTCCCGTCTTATGTTAGAATCTTTTTTGATTCTTGAATACCTCTCTATGCTGGTAGCACCGACTAGTCTGCCGCTCCGCACTAAGGCAAGGGAGGCGTCGTGACTTATATTTATACCTAGAATATTCAAGGGACCGCTAGTTGTCTTTTAAGTCAGATAGTTTGGTGAATACCTTGTTGTTTTGAACGACAACCATATCAGCAAAAACAGCGTCATCAGCCGTATTAGCTTTAACAATTACAATACTGTCTTTTTGTGGATAGGCTCCATTATTGTCTCTCTTACATTTATTTACTCTTTCACTGAAAAGCATCACCTTTGTAAGACCAGTCTCGTCTGCGACTTCCAATCTTAAATAATCAGTGCCTCTTCTTGATTTGCCTTTGTAGGGTTTGTCGTTTACATATCCAACAAAAACTACTGGAACTCTTTCTGCCTGTTCTGATACTTCTCTTATTGAGAGTAGGTCGGGTCTCTTTTCTGAAAATATCTCCTTTAAGGATTTATTGTGAGTATAGCCCAACAGGCTCCTCTCGTACCACCAGTTGGCAAAGCTTTCAGATTTTTTATTTTGACTGTAAATTTGTTTGTATGGCTCAGAATGTTTTTTAATTGTGTTCATCCTTGATTCTTTGATCACAAGCTTGCCGACATCGTCCTGAAAAACAGAAAGCTTCCTGACGGTTTCAACCAAGTCATACTGGAAGCTTTCTCCTAATTTCATAGCGACCATTTTTTCTTTTTTAGTAAGGATGTTCCAAAGCTGGGCCTCGTAAACTATCTTACTTCTAGAAACCTTAAATCCCTCCAGCGCTCCAGCTTGTATTAACGCGCACAAGATCCCTATGCCTAATCCAGATTCTTTAGCTCCCTCAAATATTTCAAACTTATTGGAGTATGCGTTTTTAAAATTAGCGAGTTTCTCTATCGACTTATCTGATATTCCCTTAATGGACAATAACCCAAATCTTATGTCGCCCCCCTCAATGCTAAAGTCCATATCTGACTTCGTTATGTGCGGAGGAAGCAGCCTGATATCAAAATACGACAATTCTTTTTCTATCTTAGATATCTCGCCTATGGGGTCTGGTTCATATCTAGTCATTTTAAGAAGCGACAAAAAGAACTCTTTGGGATAATTAAACTTAAGGTATATGGTAGAAGCTGAAAGTGCCGCATAAGCTATTGAGTGAGATTTATTAAAAGAATAATTGGAAGAATCTTCTAATACGCCCCACAACACATCTCCTATGTCAACATTGCCTTTGTCGCCCATCCACTCACTATTGAGCCTATTCTCCTTAATCTTTTCTCTAATCTTCTTCTTCCATTGCCTAACTTCTTTAGTTTTCTTCTTCCCGACGATCCGCCTCAAAATCTCGGCTTCGTCTAATGTGAACCCTACCTTGTTGGCCATTTTCATCATCTGCTCTTGGTATAGACAGACGCCACCTGTTGATGACAAAATGTCATCGAAAAAAGGATGGATAACATCGTAAACCCCTGTATTAGTATAATTAGCGTACTGGTCAACATAAGCTAAAGCTCCGGGCCTAGCGAGAGCCAATACGGCGCTAAGCTCTTGTAAGTCTTTCGGCTTAACTTTTTGGCAAACTTTATAATTAGTTTCAGCTTCAATTTGGAACAATCCATGTGGACATCTAAGATCCTGTAAATTCTGGTATATTTCTGGTTGCTCAATATCGATCTCCGCAAGCTTTATGCCGACCTCCTTGCAGGTCTGATCGACAACAGAAACACTTCTAAGTCCAAGGATATCTAATTTCACATTAGACAGAGAGGCCCAGTTCATATCAAAAGACGAAACCGTAGCTTTGTCAGATGATAATTCTGTCGGACAAGAATCCTCGAGCAAGCCATAAGAGAGTAAAACGCCAGAAGGATGGACACCTTTATTTTTAATTAAGCCCCTCAACTTTAATGCTATTTCATAAGCTTTGGGATTAGCATCGCACCATTCTCTAAAATCTTGGACTTCTTTATAGGCGTCTTCTATGTCGTGTACCTTGCCGAAAACTTTGGGTATCATGCTGCTTACAGTATTCATTTCTGTTTCAGACTTCTCGTATACCACTTTGCCGCACTCTTTTATTAGAAGCTTTCCGCTTAAAGTGTTGAGGGTCAATATCTTAGCTGTTCTATTTTTAAATTTATTTTCTAAAAAATCCAACACAGCTTGTCTTTTGTAATAACATATGTCCAAATCTACATCACACATTAACGAACCATCAAGATACGTCACCCCATTAACAACTTTTTTCTTTGCTCTGGTTTTAGATATAAATCTCTCAAAAAATAATTCATGTTTTATTGGATCTATACCAGTAACTCCAATCAAATAAAGAATCAAACTGCCAGCGGCAGATCCTCTGCCTAACCCTATGGGGACGTCATTCCTCTTGCAAAAGTTGATCACGTCCCAGACAAGTAAAATATAATCCACAAACCCCAAATCTAATATAGTGTCTAGTTCGTACTTGGCTCTCTCCACGTATTTTTCTGCATCCTTGGGATCTATTTTATGAAGTTTCAGTTTGTCCTCGTAGCCAGCGTAAGACAAAGACCTAAGGAAATAATGGTTACTCTTATCTTCGCTAACTCCATAGGCTTTTCGCGACTTGGATTCTATCTCGAAATCAGGCAGTCTTACCCCATTCGTATCAAGGGACAGCTTGGAAAAGCTCTTAGAGAAACTTTTTATTTTCTTGGTATCCTGCATTTTTCAATAGCCTCATCTGTCTCAAACCAATACTCTACTACTTTAAGTGATCTGTTCTTCCCTTTCCCTGTGTCCACAAAAGCCCATCTGCCACCATCATCTTTAGCGCTGGCTGGTTTCCAAGAGGTATCTGGTTGGTAATCACTACTAGACCCAAAATCCGAAGACCAAATGGGAGAGCTACGAAGAGCTTCGAAGTCTAATTCAAAGAAAGGGACCTTCATTAGTTTTCTTTGATGAAAACACCATTCTGAATATTTAGCAATTGAGATAGGTAAGAACTCATATTCCTTACTAGTGTAATTTTTCCGCTCATGTTTTTCAGCTGCCCATCTAACTCTATTTTGAGACCTAATTATTTCAGAGGGGTTTCTAAAAAGAAAAAAGACACAAGTTTTGGGCTCTTCTATCAAGTGCAGTATATGGCTCATTGTCGGAGCCTGCATTATCAGTTTCTTGTGTTCTTTGATTTTTTCTAAAAAATGAGTCTCTAAAAAAAAGTTAAATTCCAGCTCATCTATATAATTGTAACCTAAAACACTGTCAAGATACTGACAAGCTAAATTTGTTCCTGATCTTTGAGGGCCAGAGACGATAATCTTATCAAAGCTTTTAAGGACCTCGAAATCAAACTGATCGAAACTTGTTATTATATTTCCACTTGCCATTTTAATATATCCCAAACTTTCAAATTTAACTCAAGATCCACCAAGGCGTCATGAAGGTTGTCGTAATCATGTTCCACCTTGTTCTCTCTACCAAGAGCGGTGAGATTCGTCCTAACCCCTCTTTTGATTGTATGATACATCCTGTATTGGTACGGTAAAAAGTCTTCCTTGGGGGAATACGGTGTGCCAAATTTTATGCCCTTGGCTATGCAGTTTGTGTCTATTATTTTGTAGACTAATTTTTTGTAGCCTTCAATTTCTCCAAATTTCTTATACAAAATCCTTAAAAGATATATATCGAACCCAAGAATATTGTGTCCCACTATCCTGTCGCTTTCATCAAGCCAATCCCGAATTTGCTCAAAGGCAGACTTGGGAGATATTCCTATGTCCTCGACTTTTTTAGGATTGAATCCAGTTATGTCGGCCGCTTCTTTAGAAATTTTTAAATCTGTATCCCACTTGATGTACAGGTCTTTGGAGTCGACTATTTTCGAGCCCTTGACTTTTAGCATGGCTATCTGCCAAGGAAGATTATAGCATTCATTCAAGCAGAGATTTAGAGTCTCGCAATCTATAAACACTAATTCTTTATTCTTATTATACCTTAGTAAGTGTTCGTCCATCTTGCCAGCTTTCTAAGCAGAACTCTTCAGAGCACATGTGATCTAAATTGGGCTTGTTGAGAGTCTTCCTTTTGTTGATACATTTAAAAGTAAGATAACTTATAAAATCCTTTCTGTCCTTATAAAAAATACTCTTTGACCTCTTCATCTCTAATGAGCTTCCGCAATAATCCTTTACTTTGTCTGCAAGTATGCCGTCAAACGGGAGCTCGTTGTCCTCAATAAAAAACACAGGCTCACAGAAGCTGAAGTCTGGAACAAAGTTGCCCCCATTTAAAAAATTGCTATATAAGAAAGAATCATAGAACGGAACACACAACATCAACTCGGAATCTTTCCAAAACTCCTTCAATAAATTTAAGTCAACTCTAGGCTCATAATAAAAGCCATCCTTAGCTGCTATCCCATATATTTTGACAAGCCTCTTGTACCCTTTGGCGTTTTTACAGAAAACTACTACTTTGCTGCTCCCCAACCTAGATTCTTCATTTTTTTGTTTTGCGTCAGAACATAATGTAATTCTTAGCCCAAATATCAACTTGATCTTGGCTTCCAAACTATTCACATAAGCCTCTAAAAACCCGCTCATAGAATCCTCCACAAGGAACAAGTCCTCTATCTCCGCCTCCTTGCATATGGAAATAATAGAATCTCCAGAAGAACCTTCGGGAGAAAGGCTCAGGATGCTTCTACCTATGGAATAGTGGCTCTTAAAAAGAGGAATCATCACCGAAGCTAGTCTAAACGACGCTTTCCAGCTCGTCAAGAGTTTTTAGATGCTGAAAATCTTTCTTGTAACGCTTAATGGCGTCGTCTGTTGAGAGGGTCGGGCTGGAAATGTATGTGGAAGAATGGATGCAAATGCAATCATGTTTAAGCTTTCTGATTGAGTAACCCAAGGACATGAGCTTACTATAAATATATCGCAAATTGCGCCTGCCCTTTTCGGATTTCTTAAAATGGTCCGTTTCGAATTTGATCCAAAACGGTCTGACCCTAAAGCTAAATAAGCGTAGTATCCTCCACTCTTGTCCTTCGGCGTCTATTTTAAGGGCGTCTACCCTATCCAATTTATGTTTTTCAATAACGTAATCTAAAGTAAAACAATCCACCTTTTTCTTTATCATGAATTCTTCGGGAAAATTATCAAAGGCAGTAGAGATGCCAGATTCATCCAAAGAACCTGCGCCGCTAACCCACTTTCCTAAATCAGAGCGATCGAAAGAAGCGAAGCTCTCCCTATAGTCTTCTATTGAGTCTAGCTTTTCCGGATCGAAGTAAACAAAATCTTTTTTTTCGTTAATGTCAGATACCGCAAAGTTTTCATAAACTATGTTTTCATATTTGGGAGAAATTTTATTTAAATAGTATTCAACAGGCTCAATGATTACCCCACTCCAACCTTCACCTCCCAAGAAGTTTAAGGTGTCAAAACAATTAGACCCTATTTCTATAAATGTTTTAGAAGTCGAATGGATCATTGGAGCCTATAGCGTTCGGTTCCGATATGCCAGAAAAAGGATCCACTCTACTTTGCCTTTGGATAAAGTGTCTGGGGCAACCGTTGTATTTCTCTTTAACTACCGTCTGTCCAACTTCGGCTTTAAAATCATCCTTCAGGCTTTTCTCCAAGACCTCTCCTTGCTCGTCTAATAAACAAAAATAATCAAAAGGCTCGAGGTAAGGACACTTCCAAGAACCTATTTTACACATCCATTTATCTTCGTCGTAATCGGCCGCGTACCTTGAAGTGGCCGTCTCTTCAGAATAGTTGTTAATTATAGAATAGCAGTGCTCTAAATAATACTCGAAGCCTTCTAGTTGTTCGTCGGAAATCTCTATTGTTTGGGTGGGCTTTCTAGGATGTCTCAAAAACAAAAATTCAACGACAGGGGTATAATCTGGCCATTCTTTTTTAGCCGCTAAGGAATACGCCATGGCTTGAATATTGGAGGGTAGCTCTTTCTGGGGAAATCTGTTTTTACTGCTCTTGTAATCTATAATTTTTACAACCTTATTTTTGTCGTAAACGGCAGGCTTATCAATGAAGCCTCTTATCTTATATTTGGGAGAGTCGCTCTCTAGTAAAAACTCATATTCCGGCTTATCTATCGTACCTCCTTTGCAGGTGTAGTCGTGCGATAAACCAACTAAAATCATTTTATCCATCAAAGAAAAGTTTTGATCGCTATCCATAGGCAAGTCGTGTTTGATTCTATCGCGCTTAAGATTTTTCAAAACTAACCCAGCAACCGCAGGAGAACAGGTTATGCTTCCCCCTAATACTATATCATCATAATGACGCTTATGTCTGGGCTTCAAAAGAAGTTCGAACACTAAATGACATATTGTGCCCCTTAACGCTCCCTCATTCTGTCTTTGGGGAAGCTTGAGGTGATAGTTGCACCAATAAGACCAAGTGCAAGTCTCCAAGGTCTTAATTCTCGACGCCGATAAAATTCTTTCTTTCTTATTCATCTCCAAGCGTTACCACTAATCCAACAAACTAAAGAGTATCTATTCCCAGACTTCAAAGGCTCTACTTTATGAAGTAGAAAAGATGGAAAAAATATCACGTTCCCTTGTCTTTTGTTCGGGGTCACTAAGTTTCCTGTGTTTATAATCAGTTCCCCTCCATCGTAATCTTTTTCGTCGCTCAGCTGAATAACTATACTTAACTTTCTTTTATTTTGTTTGGGACCAATATCGGGATGCCAATTATAATGCGTTCCTTTTCCTTCGTATTCTGTGAACTGCAAATTTTCAGTAAAACCATACAAATCTAATTTGAACAACGCCTCGTTAGCTTCTATAGCCATTCGACCCAATTCACGTATTATCCATTCCGCACTGGGGTCATATATATCTATCCACCTTACGGTGCTATTTCTAGTGTCGGAGGAGCTAGCACCTTTTTTCCCGCCATCATCCGCGAAAACTTGGGCATCGAGTCGGGGATACCGTCTTCCTAGCTCGATAATTTGTTTGCATTGACTCGGCGAAAAACCGTTTTCAAACCAATAGTAGGTTAGTAACTCTTTTTCTTTCTCTTGTTGTTCTATCCCGAAAGAGAGACTCATGATTCAAAGAATGTTTTTATTTCGTCTATTGACATCTCCCCAAAGTCATTATATCCAGAAGGTAGCTTAATTTCTACTTGGTTTGGATCAAAATATTTTAAAAGCTTCTTTCTGAGTTTAGTCGAAGCTGCGTCTCCAGCGCCAGAAGAATCGTTATTAAAACAAATGAATATTTTGCGAGGATCGATTTTAAGCAAAGCATTCAAGCATGGTATACTTAAATCCAACCCAAAAGAAACTAATGTAATCTTTACACCAGAGCTCCATAGTGCCAACATGTCGCCTATGCTCTCCACCACTATTACGCGTTTAGACTTCGTGATATATCTGTGGTTAAACTGGAAAGGATATCTCCAAGTAGATTTATCTCCAACGAGTTTCCATTTAGGTCTTAATTTGTTGTCTTTATTGTTTATTAAATCTCTCCCCGCTAATCCTACTATTTGTGATTTGTAGTTTCTAATTGGAAAAACGTATCTGTCTTTCATTCGACCAGTTTTGATTACGCCTCCTCCGAATAGTTTTAAATTGTCTTCGCTTATGCCCCTAGAAATCCAATAAGAGTGATCTTTGACCATTGCGTCAAGAGTGTCTTCTGGGAAAGTTCTAGGCTCCTTCAGCTTGGACTTCGTCTGGGCGCGAGTTACTTGGAAGTTGGTTTTGTCTTTCATCCAAACCTTAGCTTCGCTTAAGTCTTTTAGATTTAAAGTGATTTTGACTAGGTCCTCCAACGAACCTGATATCGACTCTTTAAAGTCAACGAAAAATCCTGTGTCCTTTTTAACTCTTAATACGGTATCATTATCGGAATCTCGATATATGGGTCTCATCCTAAACTCCATGCCAAGATCCTTTATGTTAGTGTATCCTATTTCCTCTAAAACTTCTCTAACTTTGTCGATCATATTAATTCTCCATCTGAAGTGCTAACATCGTCAAGGGTGTGTTGTTCTCTTTGCGCGTCTACAACATTCCTGAGGGATCCCTTCTCTTCAACGTCAAAATTTTGAACATCAAAATTTAAATAATTGTTTGTATATTTTTCCGACCCATCTTCCATCTCCCTCAATATAAGATCATGGTGACCGGCGGCGTCCCTGCCTTGGAATCTGGTCTTTAAGGGTATTAGTTTATGTGTGCCAAATTCGTCCCCGTCTAGGGCAATTTCATCTATGGTTTTTCGTCTAAATATAGCGACGAAACTAGCGAACCACTGAAGCCTGTCTGACAGAGATATTGCCGACGCATCGTCTACCAAGCCGCTTGAATTTCTGTTAAAGCTTTCCCCGGATCTATTCATTTGCATGGCGGTTAAAATAGGACAAGATATTTCTTCAGATATTCTTTTTAACTTATCTATTTTCTCTCCAATGGCTTGGTGCTCAGCCCAATTATAAGAGACTTTCTCGCCAGTAAGTTTAACATAGTCATAAGCGATTAAACATTTTTCCCCTCTTCCGACTTTGGAGTAATACCACCTTCTAATTATAGAGCATACCTCATCAATTGTTTTATTCCCCACGTGGTAGTGAAAATATTTATAGGATTTAACCTTTTTGAAGGCCGCTCTCACTTTGACCTCCATCTCTTGATTATGTCTCCATTTGCCAGTCTCCAAATACCAAACAGGAACACCTGACAATGATGCTACCATCCTAAACTGCATCTCTTGAGTGCTCATTTCCGTATCAAGAACCAAAGTACTGACTTCGCTATCAACGGAGATTTTAAAAGCCATGTCGTTAATCCATGTCGTTTTGCCTTGAGCTGGTCTGGAAACTATTGCATACACGTTAGCTTTTTTTAAGCCACCAAAAAGTCTATTAAACTCTGGATATGGCGTTTGAAGCCCCGATTCTTCGACAGGATTCCTGCCTATTTCCTCAATTAAATCTTCCGCTCCGTCAAATAAATTTACCGGCTCATCAGAAAAAGAATAACTATCTATTTTCTCAGAATGAATTTTGTCAACTTGTGATATTATCTCCTCTACGTTGTCCGATCCCGACCCTTTAACGTAATCTTTAATTTTATCGCATGTGCTTATTAATTCTCTCCTGACTCTAAGCTTCACAAGCTCTCGACAGGATTCCATTAAGCCTTTGCTGGTAATTTGAGTGAAAGATAAATTTTCTATATAGTCATAAATATTAATATCATCCTTAAAAGATATCCCCAAATTCTTAATCTTCTCAGAAACAACAATTTTATCCACATTGCCTCCCGATAGAATCAGACTCTTAACGACGGAAAATATTGTGCCGTGAGTCGGCTGGTAGAAGTCGTCCTCGTTGACAAAGCGATCTATTTCATAAAAAAACTTGGGATTTTTAATCAGCCCACCTAAAACATGCTTCTCTATTTGAAGAGAGTAGATCTCCATTGAAAAGGAATGGTAACAGACGCTTTCTTGAAAGTCAAACTAAATCAAAAAGCCGTCATCGTCTTCGTCTGAGTCGATGAACGAGTCGTCAGTCTTCTCGTCTTCCTCTTCTTGTTCCCGTTCTTGTTCTTCCATGGTGCTAGCTATGTTGGAGAAAGTCGCTTTGTTGTTGATCTCATGAATGACTTCCGTCCAGTTCTTTGCGTAGTACTGCAAGGCTAAGGCGGAAGTAGAATCGTCAAATTTACTGAACACAACGGGATCTCCTTCACCGTTTATGGTGAAGAGAATGAATCCCCCTTTGGAGCATTCGTCTATTTGGTTCAAGACCGAAGTTGGGAACTTAAATCCCGCCATGATTATGGTTACACCCCTTATAACTTAAGGTTGAACTTTTCATAAAAAAACTTTTTAGACAAATTGTCGACTTCATTTTCTAAAATTTCTATTAACTTTATCTTATTAAGCTCTAACCAGTTTTGTTTTTGATTGTCTCTTCTAATTGACTCCAAGTATTTTAATCTAGAATTAGAATGAAAAAATTTATTGAAGGAGTAATGTTGGTTTCCTTGAACTTCTATGGCTACTTTTCTGGTAAAGTTAATCATGTCTACTTTCAGCCTAGTCCCGAAAACAGGGAACTCCTCGAAGCATATGTGGTTCTTCCAGTAAGGCTTCAGGAATTGTTTTACTTTGTATTGGATTTTCGACCTGCATTTTTTATTCCACTTGATTCTATACTTAACTACATCCTTGCCTACGATTCTTCCGTTTACGTTGTATAGCTTCAAGGGATGTTAACTTCCACTGCTTCCAAATCCGCCTTCTCCTCTAACAAAATGAGTTATGTCCTCTGAATCATCTAAATTAACCACTTCATCAACTTCTTCCCATTCAATGTCGTGACATTTCTCTATGATTAACTGAGCAACCCTGTCTCCCTCCTCGCAATTAAAATCCATTAGTCCAAGGTTCTGCAAAACAACACCAACTTCTCCCCTGTAACCAGAATCTATAACCCCTGCTAAAACATCTATTCCGCTCTTAACGGCTAAGCCAGAGCGGGGGGCAACTCTACCGTAGTAACCCTCGGGAATGGCTATGGATATTCCAGTATTTACAATTCCCCTACATCTACCGTCTATTCTAGCTCCTGATGATGCGTATAGATCATACCCAGCATCGCTATCATTAGCTCTTGTGGGGATTGTGGCCTGCGGGACTAATCTTTTTATTCTTATTTTCATTTTACTTGGAAAAAGCTCCTAAAATATAATCATATAAATACTTAGAAAGTTTTTTATTTGACGTCAGATATTTTCTAAATTTCTCCATCCCTTGGTGCTGTTTTTCATACTCAATTTTATTTTTATCGAAGTCTGCGCACATTTCGTCGGAGAAGGTAATCCAAGGGCCTTTAGTGGATATACAATGGAAAGCGGTCATCATCATAATAAGCTCCTGTTCTACCCAAATGCTTTCGCCATGTTTCCTGAAATGTTTGATGGGGTATCTAACCAAAGAACCAGTCTTTTCATTGGGAGTTTTTCTCAAGATGACTCTGCAAAAGTGGCCAACTATAACCTCCTTCCCTTGCTCGTCTTTTTCCTTGATAAAGTCGGCGCTATATCTGGGTTGAAATTCTAAAATCCAATCGCTATAATGAAGAAGCGCGTTTCCTCCCGAAGCATTTGTAAGCCTAGGATCTCCTTTGTCGTAGGGATTTATGGAAACCTTACTTCTGACTTGACTGATCAGAAACAAAATGTGACCACCTACGCTAAGACTAAGTGCAATCTTTCTTAAGAAGTCAGAACTAAGAGTAGATCCTCCGGCAACTTTGTTGGACTCCTCAAAGGGCCTATCTAAATCAGAATGCCTCACTAAAGCGTCCATCGAATCTATAATAAATAGATATTTGCATCCCTTCGGGTTATCTTGGACTAAATACCTCAGGAAATTTAAAACATGTTCGTAAATGTTCGTCCTTCTGACGCACCATTTTTCTTCCGAAGTGTCTACCCCTGCTCTTTCTATCATTTCTTTGGATAATCTTCCCTCGGCTTTTACGAACACCACCATGCTATTATCCATTTTCTGAAAGTTCCTAGCGAAAGATAGAGCGCATGAAGTCTTCCCCCCTTCTGCGACGCCAGAAGCCCTTATAACAGAGGGCCTAAGCCCTCCTGACATCTCCATGTCTAACAAAAGACTACCACTAGAAACAGTGTAATCAATCTCCTCGTCGAAATCATTGTGATACTCTTCGTTATCCGAAAGGTATTGCTTGATCTGCTCCCAAGGCTCATTGCCTCCGGTTGTATTAACCTTCTTCTTTCTTCCCATATCTTAAAAAATCTAAAGTGCTAAACCTTCGTGGGCGCATCTCTTTATCTTTCCCGAATTTTTCATCAGAGAGAACGTATGTTCGTTTTTCCTTGAACTTGAAACCCATCACCTTTAATTGCTTCCTTAAAAACGCAAGCTTGTCCGGTTTCAAATAAGATACAAGCGTATAAACTTGATAATCCTTGTAATTGTTCTTTAGCCATTTCCAAAATTCTATGTCTGGGAAAAATGAGATCAACTTTTTAGCCTGTTTGCGCTGATGAAAGAAATTGCACTTTTTATGATCGAATAAGAAATTTTCTATCAAATACTTATATTTTCCAGAATCAGTCACCCGAGGAAAGTACCAAACGCTTTCAGCGGAGTCAAGAAGAAATGTCATCAATTCCCAACAAGCTCAAATCATTAGAAACCATTTTGCGAACAAGCTGAGGAAAAGACACCCTAGGAACCCACTTTAGCTCTTTTCTTGCCTTGGAAGAGTCTCCGTAAAGCAAATCAATTTCCGCTGGCCTGTAGAACTTTTCATTGACTTCAGAAAGAATATAATTATGTAAATCAGTTACAAATTTTTCATCCATGCCTTCGTCCTGCCAGTGTCCATCGATCCCAGCCGCGTTAAAAGCTAGAGAAACGAACTCCTTTATTTCGTGAGTTTCGTCGCTAGATAAAACATATTCTCCCGGCTTATCTTGATTAAGCATAAGCCAAACGCCGTGCACGAAATCTTCCGAATCAGACCAATCTCTTTTGGAGTTCACGTTGCCTAATTGTATTGGTTCGAATTTTTCCCCATTTATCATAGCTTGTTTTATCCGAGCTACCCCCTTAGTAATCTTTCTGGTTACGAATTCCTCGCCTCTACGAACTCCTTCGTGATTAAAAAGGAAGCCAGCGCAAGCATATAGATTATAAGAGTCTCTATAAACCTTAACTAAAGCCCTAGCGGCAACCTTAGAGGCTCCGTAAGGGCTAACTGGTCTTGAGGGATGCTTCTCGTCCTGTGGAGCGTAGGCGACATCTCCAAACTCTTCGCTAGAACCCGCTTGGTAAAATCTACAAAGAGGAGCATAGAGTCTAATAGCCTCAAGCATATCCAAAACAGCAGTAGCGTTAACAGCGAAAGTTTGCTTGGGAAGGTCCCAGCTACTCCCGACAAAGCTTTGCGCCGCAAAATTAATAAAATAATCTGGCTGCAGATCTTTTATGACTCTATTAACGCAAGTAGTGTCGGTAATATCTAGGTTTATTAAAGAGAAATTCTCGTTATCTTTTAAATGTTCAATATTTGTATGGTTGTCGAGGCTTAATCTTCTGGCTCCGCCGTATACATGTAAGCCATTATCCCATATGGAATGAGACGTATCAAGTAGATAATCAACCATATTACTTCCGTCTTGGCCTGTGACGCCAGTGATGACAACACACTTTTCGTTCGGATCCATTTTATTTCTAATTTGTCTAGCTGTAGTTATGTTTAATATTTGCATTTTATTGTATGTTCGCGATTTTCTTGTATTCGGGGATCCATTTATGCAAATTTCCGGTAGGAGCCCATTTTAGTTTTTCTTTAATTTTTGAGTTGTCCGCAAGTGTAGCTTTGGGTTCAATTTTAGGCGCTAGATACTGTATGTCTCCTCCTATTAATTTAGCTACTTCGTTCACGCTAACATTGTCCCCGTTCCCCACATTGAAAACTTCATAATTTTCAAGTCCCTCTGTGGTAGCCGTAGCCGCTAATATATTAGCTTGGATAACGTCGTTTACATGAGTAAAATCTCTAGTCTGTTCTCCGTCTCCAAATATGGTGATTTTTTTATCATTCCTTCTTTGATTTAAAAAGATGCCAATGGCGGTTGCGTAACCCCCTCCAAGGGGCATTCCTTCTCCGTAAACATTAAAATATCTCAAAGAAACCCCCTTTATGTCGTAAATCTTGGTGAAAAGTTCGAGATACTCCTCCCCTATCTTCTTTTGTAAACCATAAGGACTTTGGGGGGAAAGCCGATGATTTTCTGAAGTAGGCATTTCAGCGTCCCCGTAAACCGAAGAGGACGAACTAAAAACAATTTTTCTGACTCCAGCGTCGACGCACGCTTTGAATAGGTTAACTGTACCATGAACATTGGTATAATCGAAATAAACAGGATCAGCTATAGAGGGCTGAACCCTAGCTTTAGCGGCTAAATGAAACACTACGTCAACACCATTCAAAAATTTTTCATAGAACTGGGTGTTGATGATGTCGCAATTGATGAAGTCACAATTATCATGCCAAGGGGGGGATGAGACGCTGTCAGAGGAACAGTCGTCTATGATTGTAACGTGATGGCCGTCTCTAATAAGCTTAACGGCTAAGTGGGAGCCTATGAACCCGAAACCTCCTGTAACTAAATATTTCATTTCGTTATAAATTCTAAATACTTAACGCATCTATTTTCTAAATATAAATCAAAATTATTAACTATTTTATCATAAAAACGCTTATGGTTTCCCATCATTTCAGCTAAAGCAATACCAAATTTGGGAAAACCGTTATATTCTATGCCGACTCCATAATCTGACGTAAGGTACGAATCTCCGCTGTCTACATTGTACATTATGGGAAGTCCGCAGGCAACTCCTTCTAGTTTATGCATGCCGCAGGGTTCATGCTGGGAACCAGAAACATAAATGTTATGCTTTTTAATTTCATTAGCCAGCTCTTCTCCGTAAAGGGGTTTTATCACGTTGGTTCTTCTGAAATTTGACCCCTTGGGAGGGTTCCCAATATAGGTGAACTCAGCCTCCCCCTCTAAATCCGACAACATTTCGTCTATGAAATCGTATAGAACCTTGCCTTTCATGGGATCAGAAGACCAGTGGTGTGTAACGAACCTAAGTTTATCAAAAGAATATTCCTTAAAAGTGAAGATCCTTTCGTCTACGCCGTTTGGTATGACTTCGTACTCCGTCTTTATCCTGTCTCCATAATAATCTCTAACAAAATCAGAAACATAAATTACCTTATCGGATAAATTAGCCATTTCTATTACAGCGTCAACATACTCTGGTGGTCTATTCTTAGGGTATCCTATGTCGTTTATTCTGTGGATGATTTTACTCTTTATGCCTCTAGCTTTGATCTCTTTTAGAACATCGAGACTAAGCCAATTGCCTGAAAAATCTAAATGTCTAGGATCGAAAAGCAGAATGTAATCAGGGTCAGGCTCATTGGAGTTAATAAAAAACGAAGCTCTCCCAACAAGCTTTTCGCTAAAATAATTAACAAACTTCGTGCCCCCTCCTCCGGCAGAGTGTCTATTAGGGCACATGCCGAAAACGAAAGTTTTATCTTTGGGGAGTTCGTCTATCACGGCAAATGGAAAGGCTTCAAGGTGGATCTTTTTATTTTTAGAGTAGGCCCTAGCCCGTATTTTATAGCTTTATAATTAAAATCGTGCCCTATTGGGGCTGGTCTATAGAAGCCAGCTTCACACCGAAAATTTGAATCCTCGGAGTCTCGTTGGGATCTTCGAACAAAACACATATGCAGGCACCTAAATTCAGAGAATCTCCAATCTACTTGATTAGACTCTTCCAAGCCTCTTTCATTTGCGAATTTTACATCAATAAGACTCTCTTTATAATATGGCTGTGGATTTAAGCCAACCCCATGTAGTCTTTCGCCTTGATCCCAAGAATTTATAACGTTAAAATTGTAAAGTTTCGTCACATGCTTATTGGGAGGGCAGGAAAAACCTGAAACGCAAGTAGAGGAGACATCGTTAACGTGGAAAGAGGTTCCGCTGATTTTCCAAACTTTGTCGAAAAATCCATTTTTAATTCTTTGTCTCATAGCTTTTAACCCGTCTCTATCGTATATTTCGTCACCATCTACCGCAAAAAGAAAAGTTTTTGATCCGAAAAAAGAATACGTCATTCTTCCCGAAGCTAAATGGTCTTCCATTTTTAACATAGTCACCTTGGGACTAGACGAGAAGCGTTTTCTTACTATATCGAAGGTCTTGTCGGTGGAATTGTTATCTATGATAATAATCTTGTCGCAAAAGTCAATTATATTATGTATAACGGTTTCAGCGTATATCTCTTCGTCTTTGAATAAACAAATTCCAACTATCTTATTCATGTAACCGCGAAAGACAGATTATAATCTAAATTTAAACCACTATCAATTCTCACTAAAGCCATGCTAAGTAAAGTCGTTCCATGAACGTCCCCACACGCAAACGGATCGGCTATGCGCCTACCGTAAAAGCTTGTTTGACACTGATTAAGGTTATAAGAAAACCCTCCATCTTTCTTTTGGTGCTTCAATATGAATTCAAAACAGTTCTTTAAAGATTTCTCACATTTGTCGGTGTGAAGCCCCAAGTCCATACATTTATCCACAACATAGACGAAGTCGTAAATTCCACAACCGCCACCTTCGCAAGCATATTTAAAAACGTAGTCTAATATAGTTTCCTTTAAACTCGCGGGAATTTCTACTTTGGCAGCGTCGTAAGCCGTCATGACTTTCATGATCCCATTAACTAAAGTGTGATCGTCGGGCTTGTTTCTATACCAGCCGTCTTCGTGTTCATATATTTTAATCCTATCTAAGGCCTCGCTAATTTTCGAGGTTTGTCCTGTTTGTTTCATGAAAAACAAATAATGAGAAAGATGCGCTCCAGCGCCCCAAGGGTTGTCCCACTCGTCGTCTTGTAGAAAATAAAGAGGCTCTTGAAAATATTCAGAAGGGTCAAAAGGGGGAAGTTTTTCTCCTATATTTTTCAAGCCCGAAAAAGCCTGCCTCGTCTCTGATATGATATTCTGTTTGCCGGATATGTCTTCCAGCATGCCATCCTTTTTTCTAGTGAAGGATAAAATAATTTTTTTCAATTCTTCTTTGTCGGGTTGAAAATAATTTTCGTAAATTTTAGAGAGCTTACAAAAAAGGCTAGCTGACGAAAGAAGGCACCTGTCTACCCCCTTTGGGTTTTTTTGCAAAGTCCAAGGATACCCCGAGTCTTGAATAGTTATCAGCCACCTAATCAAAGTGGAAAAATTAAGTGAATTCATAAGCTATCGAAAAAATCATTGAATGGTTTGAAGCCTTCTGGAATTATATAAGGCGCAATAGCTCTTTCTCCCCAAGACAAGTCAGGAGAAGCTCTATTAAAATTAGAAGAAGAGGAAAATATACTTTTGGGGTGAAGCAGTTTGCTGGATAAGCCAACGGGAGTAGATACAATGGGGGTATTGGTCATAATACATTCCGGAATAGACTGAGGCCCTCCCTCGTATCTGGCAGCTACAACATAAAGGTCCAAACAGTTATACAGCTCATTAATCGTTTTAATTGAAGGTAGTTCAAAATAATAATACTTTATCCCGGCCTTGTTTAATCTATTTATAACATACTGCCTTCTCCATCCAGCTAATAGAACCTCAACGTCGGGGTTCTTTTCCTTCTCTTTCTCAATAATGTCACAAAAAACATCCGGACCTTTTTCCAGTTTTGGGGAAGAGAGGTCAGAGCCTTCTGTGTCTCTTTGGAACGAGCCCATTAAATGGGCTTTTTGCTTTATTCCGTATTTCTCCCTCAATCCAATTTTGTCGTCTATTGGTTTAAAGATTTCATTATTGCACCAAAAAGGATTAATTAAGAACGGCTTGTGGCCTATTCTGGGGCCGAACTGAGCGTAAGAGGGAAAGCAGGGGGTATGGTAAGCGTCAATATACTTATCTCTTTCTTCGAATTCTTTCCAAGTAGACTCGTCGGTTTTGTCTGGAACCATGTGGTGGATAGTGCAAACGACTTTCTTTGTCTCTAAATACGCTTTGGGTATCTGTTTCCATTCCCAAGGAGCAAGCAACCAAAGAACATCCGCATCATTAGAGTTGTTGTAGGGACAAGCGTGGAAAGTGTTGAGATCCTTCCACTCCTGCGCGTATCTATCGCAGAGCCAGTTCTCGTTTCCGTGAATGGGTAGGACTTTCATAACAAGCTCAAGACTTTTTCGTTAAATAATTCGGCGTAATATTCTTGGTCGAATTTCTTGCTCATCTCATATCCTCTGTCTGCCTTCTGTTGTATCCTGTGGGGCTCTTTTAGGTTATTCTCCAACAAGGCCATTATTTGAGCGTCGGAGTGACTCATGTCTATGTTAATTAAAAATTCCTTAAAAAAGTCTTGCATTTCGCCGGGCATGTCGGCAGCAATGGCTGTTCTGCACATGGGAATTTCTACATATTTACCAAATCTACTTCTGGGCAAGCCGGAACAGGTTATAGCTATTTTGGCTGAGTTTATGGCTCTCGCAAAGTTTTGGGCGTATATGTTGGTGTGTGCGTCTCCCATGCTGTATCCGGGGTGCTCATATATCTTGCAATTATATTTAAGCGAAAGTTTTGGTAAGATGTCACTTGCCATTCTGTCTCTCAAGGGATAATGCTGACCTAGGGTACTCTGAGCGAAGGTAGCGCCAACTAAGAGTAAGTCTGTTTCTTTGGCGAGACCATAGTCTTTGAAAACTGTCTTTTCAGCACAATGGGGGATGTTAACGAAAGTTACGCTACTAAGGCCAACTTTGTGGTCTTCCGAAACTTGATAATTAGAAACGTATTCTTCATAATCATTTTGGTGGTGGCAAATGACTATGTCAGCGTTACTCTCGACGATTTCTCTTATCGTCCATTCTACGTCGTACATTTCATTGTATCTAATGCACTTCTTGATTTTAGAGTCACAAAAGCCTAGAATATCTAAAGGTTTATATCCAATTATTAAATCAGGATAAAAACCTAATCTTTTAAAGTTTTCGTCTACGGTTAGGGAGCCGTTCCACCCAAATCCTAATTGAGCGTCATTGTTCCATCCTCTCCCTAGCCATTTAACTTCATTCGTTTCCGATATGGCTTGAATGCCGTGAAACCTAACCCTAGACATTTTATGTAGATAGGTGTCTCTATCGCATAAATACGCTATCTTCATGTCATTTTCATTATTATTTCGCCAGAGTCTTCCTCTCTGGCTTTATCGTCGCTATCAAATAAATGGCCTCTGAAAGGAACTAGAGTGCACTCCCTTCCGTCTACTTCCGTGATTTTATCTACAACTTCCTTAACGGCGAACTTATCTGGATAGTAATCGTCCCAAATAATATAAGCCTCTTTAGATTTCTCCATCACTTTGTTGCATATTAGATAGTCTTTTAAAATTGTTTCAGCATTATCGTGGTCTCCGTCTATGAAACAGACGCTATAGTCTTTATTATCTGGGTCGTCAATAAACTTCGCGTACCCTGAAACATGATTAAATTTAATTTCACTAGGGTACGCTTGAGCAACGAAGTTTGTAATCTTAGCAGCCTTAGTCCTAAATCTCTCCAGAATATCCATATTAGACGCTTCCTCCTTTCTGAAATTTATTACGTTATCTCTCTTCTCGTCCGGAACAAGAATGTCAAAACTATCTACCTTTCTCATGTCTTTACATAAAGAAGCCGCCATGGAACAAGTTCCCCTTCCCGTTCCAATCTCAAAAAACTTCTCACAATATACGTTTTCCAAAAAAGCCTTGATAAAAAATGGCTGCTCCATTCCGTAAGTAAATTGAAACTCTTTCGGAGGGTTTTCCATGTGTCTAGTTTTGCTGAGCTTGCAAATTTCTTTCATCATGGGTGCGTCGTTCTCCCAATCATAACCACTTTCCTGAAAGAAATCATTTAAATATATTTTCTTCATACTTTTATTTTGGACTTTAACACCTCGTAGAAACAGCCTTTCGGAAACTCCGCGCTCTTATCCAAACCTAATCTTCTCCAAACTTCGTTCCACATATGAATGCAATACGCTTCGCTGGCTATGCTCTCATAAAGCATCTCGCCCATATTTTCTGGATCATCGTAAAAAAAGAGTTCAGCGCTATACCAAGGAACGTGGTTGAATTTTTTGAAGGGAACAATAAAGTCGCTAAGACCGTAAGTCTTAACCGCTTCCCCTACTAACTTAGGACCTATCTGGCCCCATTCAAGCTTCTCTCTGTCTACAGAAGAGGCCTTATCGTAACAATACTTGGCGAAAGCAGAACCCTTAGGAGCTTTTATGAAACAAGAAGCGCAGACTATTTCGTCGCCATCTTTCTCTGACGCGAAAAGATATTCCATGTTCGGGATGGGATTTAAATTTATTACGTCAGTGTCGCACCAGATCCCGCCAATGTCATAAAGCATTTTGTATCTAAAGAGGTTAGAGAAGGCTGAAAAGCTGCCCTTCCCTACTCCTACTTTGTAGGAGAAAACCTCCGATTCTTCTAGAAACTCGTTGCCGTCTAATATGACGCAATCTTTAGGCGCGTTTTTTATAGTTCCGTACGTGTAAAGATGAAAATCATATCCATTTTTCAAGAAGGAATTTATGCATAAAACCTCCAAATCAGAAAGCTCGTCTCCTATCCATAAACTTTGAATTGGGCCTATTCTCATATCAGAGGATATTCATTTGCTCTTGGGTTAGTCCCTCGAGTTCGGAGTCGTCATCTGAGTCGTCGTCATAAAAAGACTTAAACTCTAAATATAAAGGGTCACCATTGGGAGAGTATCTAGAGTCTTCTAAAACTCCAGAGTGTTTAACTATTGTGGATTCAAATGTCTTTTGTAGATCATAATTTGATGGAAAGTTAATCAGTCCATACCTAAGTATATCAGCCGATTCAGGAAGAAAGCCGTTCGAAAAGAGGGAAACAGCAAAGTCGCATAACACTGACGGAGAAAAAGATAAGCTCAAGTCCAAAACCCAAGAATAGCTTCTGTCGTCTCTTCTTCTGTTGCAGATCCTGCCGACATTAGTATAGGAATCGTCGTCATGGAAAGAAATGGAGTCGTGGTTATGGATTAATAAAAACTTATTTTCCCTACACCTTAAAGAAAAGTGAGTGTCTTCATTATGCTTTCCTTCTTTGTACTCCTCCAGACTGCTCATGTTGTAAATCCCAGAAGAGTCCCACTTAACTTTTTCCCACACTTTCCTCTTCATCATCCAAGCGCATCCTCCAGACATATACAAACAGTCATCCTTTTCGTCTGGCATAAGAATTACGTGACCTTTAGTGGGACTCATGTAGCATGCGTGATCCCAATATCTGCCTCCATCAGGAACTCTAACCTGAGAAGTCATAATATCGAAATAATTATGAGGAATATTTTCTACCCAATCAGGAGCCAAAATAAAATCGTCATCTAAAATGCAAATTGTTTCTTTAGTCGCGTTTTCGCACCCAACGTTTCTCATGTCCCCAAGTCGAGCGTTAGAGGCGTCCTCTGGCAAATGAAAATAATTTACAATAGCAGGAAGCTCGAAGTCTCCAGCTTCGCCACATAGGTTTATTTCATAAGACTTTAGGTGGTGTTCGCCGTTATGCTCTATGCTTGTTAAAAGCCTCTTTAGCTTTTCGTGATTGTTGCCGTTAGATATTACGACGAAAGTTATTTCATCTGGACGGGTCATCTTTATGCTTAGCTCCTTTTCTTTTTTCGCTATATTTTTTGAAATATTTCTCCTTAACGGGATCTTTCCCGTAAGTTTTCTCCCTCTTTAGACTGGCTTCTTTTGAAGCATCCCATAAATCACCCAAGGTACCTTTCTTCTTGGCCGTAGCTCTAACGAAGGCTTCTTCGGAAAGGGAGGACAGGTCCGAGTCTATGGAAGCGTTAGGGACCGTGAAGACTCTGTTGTATTGTAGTCCGTCTTTTGAGTATTCATGATCGTCGTCTATTTTTTGGAAGACGTTTACAGTTTCTCCTGTCTCCGGATTCTCATATGTATATTCAGGCATATATACAATCTAATATTTTGTCGAATGAATTAGAGATGGAAAATTTATCCTTAAGGTGTTCTCCCTCTTCGTTATTTTTATCTTTGGAAGCCTCTACTCTTTTAATCGCTTCTTCGCAGCCGGAAATAAAATCATCTTCAGAGAAATCAAAAATGCTCCCTTGGTTATAGTCCCCACCCTCTTTAAAAAATATTCCATCATAAGCGGGGATTTTTCCAGAAGGCTCAACCATAACGCAACAATCTTCGTTGGCCCAATCTTTATATGCTGAAGCGTTTAATATAACAGCATGTTTCCCCAAACAAACGGACTGAAATTCGGGGAGGCCCCAGCCTTCTCCTCCTGACATTCCGATTACAACATCTCCAGAATTCAGAAAATCATTATAGATAGAGTTCCTCTTCATGAATCCTAAAAAACTTAAATTGAAAAAACCCGACTTTCTGCCAAGAGAATCCCAGACTTTCTCGTTATCGGATTCCGAAAAGAACGGATTATATATAGCACACTGAAGGAGATATTTCCTGTTGTTTCCGAATTTCTTTAGCCAAGCATTAACTACTTTTTCGTGGTGCTTCCTCCTCTCGAATTTACCAACTAAGTTGAAGGTTATCCTGTCGTCGGGAAAACGTTTGTCAGTAGGTTTTATTTTATGAAAATTATACAAATCAAATCCTAGAGGGATTGAACCGCAATCTATGTCTTCTCTTTCGAAGATATTTTTCGTATAAGATGAAGTAAATATTACTTTATTGTTTCTTGCTACGTTAATCTCGGTTTTAGTCGGTTCGTCTAGTTCGTAAAACGTTAGCAAATTAGGTTTGTTGCTAATAGATTCCATGCCTCCGTTAAGGTGCCAAAGCTTCAAGCATGGGACTTCCCTGCTGTGTTCGGTCCTTCCCTTTTTGAGGCAGGAGTCTAACCAAGATTTAAACTCGTCAGTTACGCCTGACTGTGAAGAAAGATCAACCTCCCCTATCGGAACAAGAGAAGGCTGAAGCTTTCTGTTGAAAGCCTCCCTGAGTAAAGCTAAAGAAACTTGCCCGAAAGAGACTGAGTTAATAGGTAAGTTAAATGAGATCTCCATCTTCAGGCGAAGCGGAAACCACCTCGGCTTCAGGCTGAGGAGTCGCCGTCGAAGACTCTTCTTTCCTCTGCTCTATGACTTTGGATAAATACATCCTAAAATCTGGAGCATTTTCAGATTGCCCTTCTTTATTGTTGGAGAAGACCACTATCTTAACTTTCTTCTCTAGAGCCATTGCTCCGAGATCTTCAATTGCGATGTGACCAGCCAGATAAGTCTTACCTGAGTTCTTAGCTACCCTTTTCCAGAGAGCCCCTACTTCTGTGCTTTTCGACTTGTTATCAGCCATAAGAAAATTTATATTAAGTTACCCTTTCCCCTTTGTCAAGTCTAGATTTTGTCAGTCGGGTTTGGGCTTTTAAGCTTGTTTCTGATTAATTTAGCTCCTTTTTCATGTAAATTTATCGCCGTCTGGGTGCTTATCCCAAGTTCTTCACCTATTTTAGACCAAGGGCATCCATTTTTTCCAATTTCTCCGAAATATCTCATATTAAAAACTTTGGAAATCCTTTTGTCTTTCATGTCTGACAGGATTTTAAAGACGTAATCTATTTCGAGCTTGAAGGAGTTGGGCAGGCTTTGGCTTTGCGCTAAGAATTCTAAATATTGCTCATCTTCGATACTTAAATCTTTAATTTTATTTTTTTTATTTATTTGATTCAAACAGTGGTATCTTGCGTGATTACATAGCCAAGTCGAAAACTTAGACCCGCCTTCTATTCTAAATGATGTGCAAGCTTTAAAAGTAACTAAATTAAAATCACCTTTAAAGGAATCATAGGAATACCCAATAGAAACTAAGGCCCCCGAATATCTTTTGAAGACTTTATTTAGGATCCCGACATGCCTACCAGTCAACGCTACAAGACTGTCGGAGCACTTAAACTCTCTTATTTCATCGACTAACTCTAAATCAGAAACGGTTACTTGGCTATCCATATGTTTAAAAAATTAGCGTTCGCAGAACGCATAAGAAGAAGTTTTAACTTCTTCCTTCCTCCGAGGAGGAGCCTAAGGAATAGCAGTCAACTTGGTAACCGTCAAGTGAAAATCATGACATTACCTAAAAAATGGTCTGAATTTACCCGTTTCAGTCCTACGCGTCGGCCATGCTTCAGCCTAGCTCACAACCAAATTCAGCTATGTACATTGCTTAACATTAAGCGGCAGGACTTGTTTTTTGACACTTTAACTTCTTCCTTCCCCCAGAGGGGTCGCCCAAGTTAACAGCTTTTCCAATCTCAAACGCCGCCTTTTCCCGAAATAGCGTGAAGGTTATTAGCCTTCTTGATTGGCGTCTTTTTACGGGCCTGTTGTCTCTTACGTGTTGAAGCGAGATATCCTCGCTAGGCTACTTGCCGCGAAAAGCAATTAACAAATAATATTCGACACCTTTTTGTTTGTCAACTCTTTTTATTTTCCTTGACCACTGCCAAAGTAATTCATAAAATAAGCTCCTTTGTTGTGGAATATATTCTAGGAACTGATATTAAAGAAAGGCTTAGCTGGCAAGAATACGCCCTTGAAATAGCTAAAACAGCTTCTAAAAGAAGCGAAGATCCTCATAGAAAAGTGGGAGCTTGCGCCTTAGACCGAGACAGGATGATCCTAGGAGTCGGTTACAACGGGTTAGCTCCTAAAAAAAAGGTGGACGCGGAATTCTGGCTCGACAGAGACGAAAGAAGGAAGTATATGATACACGCAGAAGCCAACTGTATGTCTCTATTCAATAAAGGTCAAGCTAGTATACTAGCCGTGACTCTATTACCATGTTCTCACTGTGCCACGCTAATAGCTGCATACAAAATACCACAAGTAATATACTCTGAAGAATATGATCAAGACCTGAAAGCTAAAGAAATATTAGATTTTTATGGTGTCGAATTAGTAAAAATATAACAGATCATGAGTGACAAAGAGCTTGTATTCGAAAATTTTTTCCCAGATCCTGATAAAGTAAGGAAGTTCGCCCTTTCTCAGAAGTTTTTTCCAAAAGAAACTCATCCATCTGGGGGCAATTGGCCCGGAACTAGAACTCCTTTTTATCATACTCTCAGCGAAAAACTTTATTATGAGTTTACTGGGAGAATATACGAAGTTATGGGCTGGCCGCAAGGTAAAGAGTCTTATTTTGAGGTAATGTTTCAATTGTGTACTTCAAAAGACGGGGATAGCTGGGTTCATGACGACAAGATGGATCAAGACTTCACTCATGTTGCTTTAATTTACCTTACTCCTGACCCAAAGCCCAATTCAGGCACTATAATTTACGACTTAAAAGAAAGCGCAAATAAAAAGTCTAAAGAATATAAAGAATCAGATGGAGATCCAAAATGGTATGACGTAAGAGAAACAGTAGAAAACGTATATAACAGATGTATGATCTACAACCCTCTCTTCTTTCACAAGTCTGACGAATACTTTGGTAATGATTTGTATGACGGAAGACTAACATTGGTAGCTTTCATAAGAGCAGATGGAGAGAAGTCTAAATTTTCACAGCCTCTCATTTCCCCAGTACCCGGCGTCACCATAAGCAAGGAGGTGACCAAAAAGGGGGAGTCAGGGAAAGAAGACTTCGGCTACGAAGAATTTAAGCCAATCAAGACAAAAAAAATAGAACCCTTAAAAGGAAATATAGCATCTAGATTCGACAGCCCACAAGGTCAGCCAACGGAAGGAGACTTGTCGATAAGAGACTACGACAAAGACCCAAAAGCTTGGGAAGAAAAATACCTGAGAATAGAGGCTCGCTCCCACGAATGGGAATTGATGGCAGATGAATTGGGAGAACCCGGATACTCAAACATTTTCAAATGGCCCCTTTTCAATGAAATTTTCTGTAAAGAAATGATTGATTTATGCGAAACCGAGGGGGAGTGGACAGAGAAAAGGCATGAATTTTATCCTACAACTGACATGTTATTAGATACAGTGGGAATCAATAATGTATATGAACAAGTTTTGAAGAAGCACTGCTACCCTGCCGCTGAATTTCTATACGCGCTGGAAGGCTCAAACTGGGCATCCTTAACGGGGGAAAACTTCATTATAAAATATATACCATCCAAGCAGTCGCACCTATCGCTTCACCACGACTATTCGAAGCTGACCTTTCTAGCTAACCTAAATCAACGTGGAAGGGATTTTGAAGGGAGCGGAACATATTTTAGAAGGCAAAAAATACTCGTCCAAAACGACATTGGAGAAGTGGTTATGCATCCCGGTAATATAACTCATAAGCATGGAGCTAGACCTACCACCAGCGGCACAAGATATGTGATTGTGTCTTTTTGCAATACAAAAGATGGATAACGGGGCTATAATCTTGCTTCCATTTGTTTATTCTCTAGTCCTTATAATTTGGCTTAAAACTAATGTTTTTTATGAATATATAAAAGTATTAAAGCTCGATAAAATAAGGATAATCAAAGAGCTTTTTAACTTGGAAGAATACGAAAATTTTGTTAATCAAGCTAAAGTTAGTGTAAATTACTCTGAGTTTCTGTCAATTACGAACGATGACTTTTTTTCAAAATTAGTATCATGCCCTATTTGCTTAACCTTTTGGATGAGCGTAGCTGTCGTATTCATTATGCCGCTATATTTCCCGTTAGTCGTAATCTTGACCCTGTTTATCTATAATATATATTTGATTTTAGAAAAATATGCCAGATAATTGTTTCACTTTTTCTTCTGCTAGCGCATTTATTGAGTTTCTAAGTGAAAATGAAGGGTTATACAAGCATTTTCCGGAATATCAAATCTTAATAAAGGTTTGGAACTCGGCCCAAAAAACCTCTACTTGCTGCGGAAACCAAAAAGAAGCAAGGCTCCAGCTTTTAGAAAGGATGTATCAAGCCTCTATCCCCGCCACCCCCAAAGAAAGCATCGAAAAAATTAAGAAATATATGATCCCATTAACTAACAAAAACTCCATTAAATTTTGCGCCAAAATAAACAACGAGAAAAAAGAACTTTTAACAATAGAAAGTAATGGACAACATACCTAAATTAAAAAACTTATCAATCGTAGACCAAATAAAAGAGAGAGTTGGCAAAACTAATTTTATTGATATAACGAAAATAGCCGAAGGCGGCATTCATATGTCACTAGAAGACACGATAGAAACCCAAAATCAAAGCTTAGCCGAATACGAAGAACAGGTTAAACTGCTACAATCAAAACTGGAAAAGGAAACTGACCCTAAAGAAACCGAAACAATCATAACAAATATCATTATAACAGAAGGATTGGCGGGAAATTGCCGAACCTATTTAAAGCAACTAACCTTAAATGACAAATAACGAAGAAAAAATAGAAGCAAATAAAAGAATGATAGGGAAAACCGTAACAGTATTAGACCCATCAGATAATTGGACGGGGATAGTCAGCGGCGTGCTTGATGAATCCACCTTTCATGTGATAAAAAACCAAGGAATGGGTAAGAAGGTTGATATTTTCGACTTAAGATCTCCATCATGATATCCAATAAAATTGATTTTTTCAAGGTCCTAGACACTAAAATATCTCTACGTAAAAACAAAATCATCATCCTTAACGATAAAGGACTCAATAACCAAAAAATTGGTGTAAATATGTTTTGGTACCTTCTCAAGGAAGGGTTTGTGGGCGATCACGAAAACTACGACATTGAGGTCGCAGACCTAAGTAAAATGACTTTTAGATAATTATGGATGCAGGAAACATGGTTGAAACCCATCAAATCATAGACATAGCCTTTGCCTGCGCAGCAATTTTTATTGGGTGGACTATTAAGAGGCTGTTTCACAGTATAGACGAGTTATGGAGAAAACACGATGAAATGACGAGTCGACTCACCAAAATTGCCATAGAATTGCCAAAGGAATATGTGACAAAAACTGATCTCTCCCACGCAATAACCGTTATCCACGAAAGGTTCGACAAGCTAGAAGATAAAATAGACAGTATTTCTTTCTCCAAATAAGCTTGACTCCCCCCAAAGAGTTTGATACCCTAAAAACGGCGTTCGGAAAGCACTTCGAGGGTAAAATTGACCCACCATAAAAGCCCTAAAAAGGTTTTAAATGAAAGTCTTTCCCTATTGGCGCAGGGCCTGTAATTAATAATAGAACTTACTGAAATGAGCAAAATAGAGACTAAAGCCAACGGATTAGAAGAGATTTCAAAATTCATATTTACCAGCAAGTACGCTAGATACAGCGAGAAGAATAAAAGACGAGAAACATGGGAAGAAGCGGTTTCCAGAGTAGAAGAAATGCATCTTAGCAGATACGACTTTCTCCCAGATGAGGACAAGGCTAAAATAAACGAAGCGTTCGATTTAGTAAGAGAAAAAAAGATAGTTCCCTCCATGAGGTCAATGCAGTTTGGGGGTGAAGCCGTATTCGCTCATAACGCAAGAATTTTTAATTGTTCTTGTAGGCATATGGACTCAATAAGATCGTTTTCTGAATGTTTTTATTTGCTTCTTTGCGGATGTGGAGTTGATTTTGGAATCACCAAGAAATACCTCAATAGACTTCCAGACCTCGTCGGAGCCGAGAACAAAACAGGTATTGTCGTAACTTACGCCGTAGAGGACAGCATAGAAGGTTGGGCTGACAGCGTAGAAGTTCTTCTCGACAGCTTTTTCAAGCAAACACCATTCACGGGTAGGAAAGTTGTTTTTGACTACTCTAAGATACGCAGAAAAGGCGCGAAGCTGAAAACCGGAGGAGGAAAAGCACCGGGATACAGCGGGCTTAAGGCAGCGCACGCTAAAATTAAGAACCTTCTAGATGAGCTCATAGAAAACAAGACCCAAACTAGAATGGCCCCAATAAACGCTTATGATATTTTAATGCATTGTGCCGACGCCGTTTTAAGTGGCGGAATTAGGAGAGCAGCTACTTCTGTCGTTTTTGACTCTGACGACGAAGAAATGATGAACGCCAAAACAGGGAATTGGATTGAAGAAAATCCTCAAAGAGCGAGAAGCAATAATTCAGTCCTCTTTCTAAGAAAAAAGGTTACCGAAGAGAACTTTAAGCAAGTCTTAACTAGATCTAGAGAATTCGGAGAACCCGGATTCATTTTCGCAGATCACGAAGATACCCTCTCTAATCCATGTCGCGAGATTGGGTTTGTTCCCGTTACTAAAGACGGCAGATGCGGCGTGCAATTTTGTAATTTAACATCTATCAATGGTTCACAAACACACACTTCGAAAGAGTTTCGAGACCATTCTTGGGGAGCAGCTTTGATAGGGACTCTTCAGGCTGGATATACTAATTTCCACTATTTGAGAAACGCTTCTAAAGAGCTTACTGAGGAAGAAGCTTTACTTGGAGTGTCAATAACCGGGATAATGGATAACCCCAAAACGCTGCTTAACTCCAAGCATCAAAAGGAATGCGCTGAAATAGCAGTAAAAACTAATGAAGAATGGGCTAAAAAACTCAAGATAAAGCCTGCCGCAAGAGTTACTTGTGTTAAACCAGAGGGAACCTCGAGCCTTATCTTGGGGTCCTCCTCCGGAATCCATCCCCACCATAGTCGAAGATACTTTCGTAGAGTCCAATGTAACAAAATAGATTCTGTTTATCAGTTCTTTAAGATGTTTAATGATAAATTATGTGAAGAAAGCGTCTGGAGCGCCAATAAAACGGATGATGTTGTCACTTTTCCAATAAACATAACTAACGGCGCTCTGACTAAAGCAGATTTAGATACTTTCAAACATTTGAATTATATAAAATCCACCCAAGAAAACTGGGTTCTCCCGGGCACGACAAAATACAACAAAAAGAAAACCACGCATTCGGTAAGCTGTACAGTTGTAGTCGAAGATGGAGAATGGGATAAAGTAGCTCAATATCTTTACGATAATAGAGATTTTTTTGCGGCCGTATCTCTACTAGCCGCAACTGGAGACAAAGACTTCAAGCAAGCTCCTATGGAAAACGTAACGTCCGAAAATGACGAAAAGATTTTCAATAGGTTAGCTTCTTCTATGGCTCCTATGGATTACTCGTTGCTTGAGGAAATTCACGACGACACGCATCTTCAAGATGTGCTAGCTTGCGCTGGAGGAAATTGTGAAATAAATTAATTTGGGAAATAGCTCCCACCCCGAACGGGGAATAATCCCCCATATGTAATGTTAGAGTAGATAAAACCTGAGAACCCCCTGTAAAAAGGGGGTTTTCTTTTTGGCATGGTTTCTGCAGTGTAATATATGTTATGTTTGTTAAACGCATACTTAAAGTCGGGCTGGTGGCCATTGTGGCATCAGCGTTAACAATCTCGCAAGCTCAAGTTCCTAAACCTGATCCCAAACCGGACAAGCCAAAGAAGGAAAGGCCCGAGAAGGGTAAGTGGGACAAAGAGAAGGTGAAGGATCGCCTCAAGGCCGCTTTTGAGAAACGTAGCAAACGCCATAATGACGCAAAGAAACGGGGACACAAGGTTCATGGTCCCAAGAAGGGCGATAAGAAAGGTGGAAGCTTTGGGAAGCTTGTAAGAGACGATGCTAAAATTAAGGAGCTGAAAGAGGCTTTCGCTGCTGCCTCTAAGAAGGGCTGGAAAGGCTTTGATAGGAAAGCGTGGAAAGATGCCACGGACGATGAGAAGAAAGCTCTTAGAGAGAAAATGGCCGCTGGGAGAAAGGAATGGTATGAGAAAATGAAATCTCACCGAGAGGAAGTCAGCAAGCGCATCAAGGAAATTCGTAAAGAATTTAAAAACAACAGAGATAAAGTCATCGACGTAAACAAGCCCGGAGAATAAAAAATACACATCTATTTAGCCCCCAGTTTCTTACTGGGGGTTTTTTTGTGTATTCTTCTATTAGCGATTGATGAATGTAGAGGAGCTAATTTCACTCCTAGAAAACGAAGACGGCAAATCTGAAGTTGTTCTTGCTTATAAAAACGACAACGAAAGACATAAGTTTTCCCTAATAGAAGATATAGGAATTGACTTGCAATGTTCTATTGGCGAGCCTGTTGCTGTGTTCGACGACCCAATAGAGCTAGAAGAACAAGAGCATCAAAACTGTGTAGTTTTGTGGCCTTATTAGTTCTTTAGTGTATTTGTTTATATGGCAACAGCAGCATCAAGATTGAAAAAAGCTAATGATTCCAAAGAAAGGAACGAAGCCGTCAAATCAGGTGGGGCATATACTCAAAAAGGTCAAATAAGACCAATGAGAAACAGGTCAGTATCAAGAGAAAAGAAAAACCCAAGATAGTTATTTCTCTACTGCTAAAGTGTGATGCAATAATTGCCCCGGTCTGGCCACTTTATTTGTGGGAGCCTGTTTTCCGTCTCCCATATTTTTAGTAAATCTATTACCTTCGGTTGATCCATGCGGATACGCTGCGCCTCCTACTTTAACATCATGGTCCGAGTCGATGTCGCCGAGAGGATGATTAAGTCCTGCTCGACCATGACCCAAAAAACCAAAGGATTTAATTTCCATATAAGGAGCGAAGGCTACTGTTTTGTTTGTTAAGCTTTTGCTCGCATCTTCAGACGGTACATATGCAAAAGAAGGGCTGACGATCAAATGTTTTTTAAATGTCATTTTGATGTTGTTGTGGTCAATATTGGTCGATTCGTTTGTATTTAAGGTTTCAGGGTCGCCCCTCCTCCAGTCGTAATTAATAGGATCTGCAAGTCCTAAATTTAAATCGTAAGCGGAGTGACTACCTAACGTCGCTGGTAATTCGTATTTCATATTGTACGTTCCGCCGGAAAGAGGGTTGTCTGTTCCATCAGCGCCTAACCTATTATATTTCAGTTCAGAGTCGGAAATTTCATTAACTACATTTTCTCCTGTTTCTTCATCAACTACAATCTCTCCTGTTTCCGGATCTATAACATCATAAAAAACATTTCCACCCTCAAATACCCCTCTGTTGTACCTCGCAAAAGCTCCCATTCTTCTTAGCTCCGGTAAAGTGTCATTATAGTTTTTAACATCATCTTTCATTTTATGAATTACCCCTAGATCTATTCTTTGCGAGGTTGTATACCCAAGTGAAAAGTCATAAAACGAATCATAATCATTAAGGCTCTTCGACCAATTAACAACTGCCGTAGCTAGTCCGGGGCCATACGTTTCGGGAGCCTCTAAGCCCCATGAAGTAGCGTCGTTCATTTCGGCATACTCGACTCTAAACATGTTTTCGTCATTTTCATTGCTTTCTCTTGCCATTAGCTCTTCATTGCTGAATCCCCTCCTGCCGTACTCATAAAATTCAATCCAAAAAGAATCATAAGACTTTGCCTTAAAAAAGAATTTTCCAGAAGGATATGCCCGCTCTATTCCATCTCCAGTTATTCCCGATGCGCCGACACTTCCGGTATGATTCAAGAAATGAAAATATTGCTGTATAATACCCCCTTTGAGGTCTGGATTCGCATGGATACCTTCGCTATATACGAAAGGTTGGGACGGAAAAACATTGTTTTCAGCCATGCGATCTGTGTGTCTGTTCACCACCAAAAAAGCCATCCTATCTGGCCCACCCCTGAACCAATTTAATATTTGGTTATCCATAACCGCGCTCCAGTTCACTTCGATTAAATACTCGCAAATAGGTTTCCTAGGTTCCACTAGATCACCATGCACATCTCTTAGATGGTTTCCATCTTCATCAATGTTTGGATCGTTCGTGGGAGGATCGGATGAGACTAGAAACGCAGGAGTTCTTTTTTTGAAATAGAAACCCCCGCCATCTACCCAGTCAGGATTAGCTATTGAGGGATCGGCCAGTCCATCTACACCAATTCCGTAGGCAAACGAAGTCCGTGGGATTGTGCCTACCGAATTAATAAGTTCAGTTGATCTGGCTGTATAGTCGGGACCATTTTGATCGGTTACGTGTGGGAAAAATCTTATTGTAGTTTCTCCATTTTCCCATACGGATAAGCTGTCTATGCCCTCCGCCTCGTCATGACACGGTTCACAATAATCGCAACTAGAAACAAAACCAGCTACATTCACCTGTTTCCCTTCTAGCGTAAATTGTTTCTCTTTTTCGACCCTATATGTAGTTTTATATGTGTCTGGCATTTTATGGATTTAAATTAGCTCCGTCATGAATTCTGACATATGACCTGTGATCATTTAATGTATCCGTCAGGGGAAAGCCCTTCTTCACTTTACCATGTTTTGTTGGCGGGTCATCGTCAAATTCTGCAGAAGGCGGTTCGGCAAGATCCTCGCATTCTCCACAATGATAACCAACACCATTCAACGTGTCACTTTCTCCTTCTTCCGGGCCTAATGCTTTTGAGTGGAAAGAGTCTCTGTCCAGAGAGCATCTTACAGAATCCAAGTCTATTCCGTTTATATTTTCAGGTTTTATGAGTTGTATTCCCAACGTCCAAGGTACCGGCATAATAAAATTTACGCCATTATGCTCTTCAGAAAAAATTCCGTAATCTGCGTCTTTAATTTGATTGAACCTAGTTTCACTATAAGCCGCAACTAAATCTCTCGCGAACCAAGAAGTTTCCCTATAACCATTTACGTATCCAGCTACACAAACCGGGTCACTAAAAACTGTATCATTTATATATTCGAATGGAACATCAGGCGAAGTGTCTCTTCTTACGGCAAGACCGCCCGAAAAAGCATATCCCCATTCTGCAGCGGTCTGTGTTACATTGTTACCATCTGGGTCCATTTGAGTTATGTCTTGCCCCGGGAAAATGGGGATTGAGCAACTTCTTTGAGTCGGATCAGTGGGATATTTCACCGAGGTTATTGGATCTTGTATTTGAACAGGATTTTCATAACTATTGATTACCCAAGGTAATCCGGGAAAATCAATAGCAAGATCACCAAAATTTGTGCAATCATAATTTGGATGCTCCCATTCTGTTGCAACCGTACCCTCAAAGGCACTTGGCCCGCCAGTACCAGCTCTTATAAAGCTGTTAGAATTGAAACAAGCATTATTTCCATAATACGCATCTTCCAAATCTACTTCATAAGAAAGACAAAAGAAATGGGTTAAATATGTGAGTCCAGTAGGCGAATTTGGATCTTCTACTGTTGAATAAGAGTTTCCATATCCGAAAGGTCGACTATATTTAGCGGAATCTCTGCTAGTGTCGAAAAACAGGCCCTCATCTTTGTTTAAAACTTGCAGGGTGTCTTCGAATATCGGAGAAAATACCCTGCCTTCATCCGGAAGAATAGCATTTATAACGGCACTGCTGAACGTGGCTTTTACCGCGTCAGGATCTACAACTATGTCCTGTATTACAGCGACCTTGAGTTTATTTTGCGGTGAAAAATCAGAGGTCTTGAAGTTTTCAGAAAAATTAATTACGAAACCTCCATCACTCTCCCTGTGATAACCTGTTACTGGGAAGCTATACTCATGGACATCTCCACCTTCCGCAGATGTCGCTGTGGATTCTGCACTTTCGCTAGCTGAACCGATTTGTCTATTGTAAGTTTCTTTTTTGAAAACTGTGTCAAATGTTCTAAATCTAAAATACTCAACATAATCTTCAGAATGAGATTCCACACCGGTATTTTTGTTATATGTTAATGTCCCCCTAAAGACTATTATCTCATACGGTCTCCAACCCAAGTCAGCTCTTATAACATTTGAAACCGTAGGTCGACCATTAACCGGATCCTTCCTGTTGCCCTTGAATTGACTAGTAACTCCATTATTACTATTAGCGTTCCATAAAACCTGATCGGGATCGCCAGTAGTTGAACCCGCGGAATTAGGGAACCCAGCATGCAAACCTGATTCATTGAGCTCAATAGTTACTTCTTCTTCTATGTAGTTTGGCGGAAGGGTCAAAGTGTAATCTATAGAACCATATGCAGTTGTTCGATGTTCGTTAGTCCTATCGCTTCTAGCATTAGCATTAGTACATAAATTTCCCATTCCGAGGGCGCATGCACTCGCTACGTTTGTCCCATAGGGGACTACAGTACGAATAGCTTTTCCATCTGTAAAAGGGGCAGCTACCGATAAGTTGCCGAAATCTTCTGATATAAATGAGCTGCTGTAAAATACATTTAAATCAGCGCTTTTGTCCCCATTGTTCTTGCTGTAGCTTTGTATATACCCAATATAAGCTTGAAGATCATCATTACCTTGCAGGCTAGCGTGACCATGAGGATAAGAAACAACTCTACTTTCTATTGATTTATTATAAACCCACATGGGAGCAGAATAAAGAGAGACTGGCGATAATTGGGAGGTAAGCATTGACCGAAAGTCGATGGAGTGCTCACTAAAATACCCACCTTCCGTGGTCCCCGCGTCGTTCACCCCCTTGAAAGTTCTTGGATTAGTTAATAACTTATCCGGATCTTGTATATGGTTGTTTATCATATAAGAGGTTATCGCTCTTTTTGCGGGGTGAGACTGTTTGAAATTCAACAGTAAAGTTCCGTACTCGGCAGCATTGTCTATTGAAGCTATAAAACAAAATCCGTCATTCAATTCTACGGTCATTCCGTTTGGTGAGGGACCAGTTTTATAATTGTTTGCGTTTAGGATTGTTTCCGACTGGTACTCCCCTTTTGCTCTGGTGGCCTTAAAAGGAGAATCTAATGTAGTGCTTTCTTTTGAGTGAAGTTCCACCAATTCAGATGGCTTGAATAAATTATTAGTTGTTCTGGAACACTTTTCCTTACCGTCAGAATCATAATTTACAGAAGGCTCAAGATAGGCGTAATCACCTTCATCTTCGTTAGAATTCGAAACTGCTTGGGTTGGAAGTAAAACTACGTCTGCCTCTGCTTTCGCATTAGTTTCTACGTATAAATTAGGAGAAGTCGACTTTTGGTCTGAATTATTGTAACTTAATGTAGCAGCGGTCCCCTCATTTATAGTGTCTCTTGTAACGGAATATTTGTCTACGACTCTATCTCTGTGATATACGAATTTACTATGGTCTGTTTCGGTCCCATTATTATCCCCCTCGCTAGGATCGTCATCGGAGGCCTTGAGTTCACTATCGCAAATCTTTCCTACGTCTGCTACCTGAGCACCTCCTAATGAACCCTTCTTAATGGGCGCTACTAATTCTGCTAATGGTGTTGGCATTACTTAATTGTTTTTAATCTTTTCACTACAAATTTTACTAGTTCTGATCTCTTGATGTCATCTTCTAGGAATTCAAAAGTATGAATTCCATGCTCTCTGCTTTCTTTATTGTCGAAGACTTTGTATATCTTCTCAAAGCCGCCAGTTCTCCCATTGGTTAAATCTGTTTGCTCTGGATCAGCCAATATAAAACATTTACACCCACATCCTAACCTTGTAATAAGCGTAACTATTTCCCTGAACGTGCTATTTTGAGCTTCATCCATAATTATACACTTGTTCTTCCAGCTCATACCCCTACAAAAGTTTATAGGGTACGCGCTAATTATGTCATTTTTCTGCAAGGTTTGCATGTTTGTTGAGTCTAAAAGCTCGGAAAGCTTGTCGTGAAAGGGTAGATTATAGAAATGAAGTTTCTGCTCAGCATCCCCCGGAAGGTGTCCTATCTTGGCGTCTGAGCTCTCAACAGCCGATCTGACGTAAACTATATCGTTAACGTAGAGTTCATTTACCATTTTTAGAGCTGAATACACCGAAATAATAGTCTTAGAAGTACCAGCCGGACCTTTAATAAAAAGTATTTTTGAGCTTTTTTCTGTAGATAAATCTATTAAATTTCTTTGTTTATCTGTCCAGTCCAAGTCTTTTATATCAAAAGTCTTGATTCTTTTTCTGGTTTTTCTCTTGGTTACTACTCTTGTTGATGAATCAAAGTCTAGATCTTCAATGAGTACCGAATCGTATTTGGAAGAATTTAATCTTGACATACTCGAAATATATTACACTGATTATTATGTGCTGGTGACAGGGAGAGAGGTTAAAAAATACCTATATTCATAGCTTCCATTCTCCTTGCAGATACCAAAAAGAGTCGGCGTATAAACTTGGTATTTTTGTGAATCGGCAAGATCTTGTGTCCCTAATTTAAGCCTCCCCGTCGTAAGGCCTTCGCTTGGAGATTCATAACTTACGTTCCCGCCGCCGCCACCACCAAAAAGATCAGCATGCAACAGGGCAGTCTGCAACGTTCCTCCAGTACCCCCCTTTTTAACCACTAACCAACTTCCGGCCTGAACATCGGTCCCTGTTTTTAGGGCAGCTGGATCAGGATCGCTTAATATAGAACCTAACGTATCGAATGTTACTGTATGCCGAGCGTTTGATGCTGCGTCAGTTGTTCTTTGCTTTAACTTAGCCAAGCATAACACCCCATCGTCGGATTCAATGTCCGTATGGGATTTCACGGCGTCAGCAACAGTAACTCCTCCCAGCTGCTCCAAATATCCTAATTGTCTGAACCTCACCTCACCAAGTATAGGATTTTCGTCATCGGCTGGAGTTATCTCACCGGGAGAAGCAGTCAGCACATAAACTGAATTTGGATTGTCTGCACCGACATGATCGAGAGCACTAAAGCTATCTTCACCGTTAGTATCCCCCGCTAAGACTTTGAAAATGCCATTATCAATCAGCTCGGAAAAAGTGTGTAAACCAACGGAAGCGGTCGCGCTTTCATTATCTTCCCTGTCCCCCAAAGGAGGCTGCGGGCAAACCGCAAAATAGGAAAAATTATTATTAGCTCCCTCGCCTCCTTGGAAGTTTTTGTTTATTATATAATTTGCTCTTATTTTTGCAGATCCACCTCCGGTAAAATTTGGAGCTGAAAAAATTAAACCCCCATGACTATTAGTCAGACCACTTTGAAAAGCCACAGTGACTGCTGCATCGCCGTCATCCGGAGTTTGATCACTTATCAAGTCTGCTGCAGCTGAATTAACGTCAGATAAAGCTCTAAAATGATTAACCCCGCTGCCACTACCGGGAGAGAAAGGAACTAACGCAACTTTAGTGTTAATCGACGAATCCGTCCCATTAAAAGCGATAGCATATTTTTGTTCAGTTGTGACATCATCCGGAGCAGACGTTAGCACCGTGGGGAAGCCAGATATCTCATCTATATCAGATAAATATTCAATAGCCGCATCTTCGTTTATTTGGCAAGCTTTTATTTGATCGGCTAGACCGTATTTTACAGAAAGATCAATTTTATTAGACTTGCTTTGGCTGGAAATTTTCAACATTCTTCCGTCAACGTTAGTGTCTACATATATGCAAGTTAATTTTGTTTCGGAGTTTGGCTGCGAAATTCCCGTTCGCACATCAGCCTCAAGCCTCATTGCGTAAATAACAGCTTGAGGTGGAATGGTTCCATCCGCTAGCTGGGCGAGGAAAGATTTTTGATGATCGGGATTTGCAACTCGGTAAGGGGGGCAAATTAATGCGTTTTTGGTCGACGTGCCAATGGCTGCGCTATTTGGTGGCGCTACCTCAGTATTAAATTGAATTTCGCCAGATCCAGCGCCACTAAATCGCAAATTCTCGGGCACAGCAATGTTAACAATTGGCGCTTCCGTATCAACCATCTCTACTTTGTTGGAATTCCTGAATATTCTACGCCCCTGTAAAATGATCGGTCTTTTTTGATTAGCGCCTGCCTCCTTGGGGTCAGAGTTTTCGGATCCTGCCCCGGGCACATAGCCAACTATAACAAACTTATTTATTTTGTATATATTTGGAGATGCTTCTGATTTTATTACTGGCATTATAAAACTCCTGTTATTTTCTCTGTAAACACTTTCCCGTTAGACACTCCACTTACTATCAAATCAGCAACCTGCACCAAGTCGTCATAATAGTTTCTTGACCTTACACCTATGTAAAAGTTTTGATTGCTTTGGAACTTTCCTGTGTAAGCTTCATTCAGCCTGTCTTCCCCAGTAACGGGAAGTAATTCAGTTGGAGAGGATCCCGAATAAAGGTCCCAAACATTCCAAAACTTTTTATAGTACCCATGTCTGTCCACAGTTATGGAGGCTCCAACACCGGCGGCAAGAGTCTCTCCAGTAACTCCAAGCGTGGGATTGATCTTCATAATCGGCTGACCAGAATAATTCTTACCTAAAGAATCTATAGAAATACCAGTCAACCTGCCTGAGGGAACTCCATTTCTATCAGAAAGAACAAAACCATGCCCCCCAACTCCATATCCTCCAGTGACATTAAAACTTTGATCGCCATATCCTGCCCCAGCATTTGACATTGTGAAAGCTCCTGTCCAACCTGAAGTTAACCCTGTATAGCCCCGATCATACTTCAAAAACAGCCTATAGTAATCCCCAACTACTCCTGATCCAGTCGCGGTTCTTTTTTCGTTATTAAAATAAAAACTTCCAGAGTCGTACGTCTCCGAGCTTTCCCCTGATGAAAACAGGGGAGACAACGTCTGGAGAGAGCTGTTTTCAAAAGGTTTATCAGCTCTTCCTATGGAAGTTTTGAAAACCCTAATATCTCCAGCTGAAGTTGGGAAAATCAAATCAATTGGATAAACAATTCCCGCTTCTCCTGTGTTGTTTTTTAGAACGTATTTAATTGTCGAATTGGGCCGTAGATGACCGGCGTTTGTGATTGATTCTAAAGTAAAGCTTTGTTCATCCAGCTGAGTATAGCTGCTAAATATATCCAACGAGTAATCCAAGCTGGAATTTGTTATTGTTCCTGTAACAGTTCCGCTAACGCTGAATCTTGGAGGTAGCGTGAAACTAAGTTTTCTGGACTCCTTGGTATAAATGTTTATATCTCCGGACATGTTGGTGCCGCTACACTCAACAAAGAAATTTTGAATTGTGTAGTTGGATCTATTTGAATTTCTGCTATAAGCTATACTATCTATATAATAATCATAACTAGATTCATTGACGTTTCCGGAAAAATCGAAAGCACCATTTTCATCATAATTATAAAAAACCCTCCCATTCGAGTCCTCGAGATTGCCTTTTATGAATTTAAAATTAAAGCTTTTGTTTAGCGCTCCAGAGAAACCAAAACAGCCACTCCCAATTGTGTTGCTGAAACCCAAGTTTTCCATGGAAAAAGTGATGGACTTTTCATTTTTTATATTCCTGAAATCTTTTCCGCTAAATACAATCATTTTAATTTCTAAAGTGGATTGTGCTTGTTTTCACCGCTTGATCAATCATTAAAATATCCATTGATGGGGGTGTGGGTGGTAAATTAGCAAATGAAACATTCACGTCTGAACCATTAGCTCCGATAGAAAAAGTAAAGGAAGAGATTCCTTTTTTCACATTCAATAGCTCTGTTATTTTTGACAAAGCGTAAGACGGAACAACCGCGCTTAAAGTTTCCTTAGGCGAGCTTTCCCCCCCAACAACAGAGCTTCCCAACGTATCGTTATGATATTTTCTTACTGCACCGCCAAATCCCACGTCTATATAACCGTAGCTTTTCGCGCTTCCTCTACCGATTACAATAGTATCAGCGGTTAATACTCTGTCTCCAGTCTCGCTGGGAAGATACAAAACCTGATTAGTCATGTCTTGAGTCACTATATTTATAGAAGCCGCGTTAAGGACATTACTTGGCGGGGAAAACTCGAAATGTTTGATCGCTTTTTTGAAAAAAGTGTTGGAAAAATCTATCTTTTCTATCCTAGTGAAACCACTGTTTTCAAGCGTCCCTGCTGGCATAAATATTTTCCCCAAAGATTCTCCGTCATACGTCACATCAACCGTCATGCACCTATTACTATTAGGGCCGGGTCTTAAATTGTTCGGAAAGATGGGTTTTCTACAAATTAATTGTTCGATATCGATGGAGCAGGTACGCTTGCAATCAGAGCTCACCCCCATAGCTCCTTTATTGATTTCGTTAAATGTAACTTCGCTATTGTTCTCACCTCTACCGTTCTCGATGCTCACAAGTGAGCTTGTATTGATTGATTTTGTGTGAAACACCATAATCCCCAGCTCAAATCTAGCACCTCCCATAGCGAAACTACTTATTACGGCATCAGTCATCGTTCCGTTTTCGATTAACAATTCAATGACGTCGTTATCTATTGGGAAAAACCTAGGCAAAAATGTTTTTACATCTAATTCATTATCAGCCTCAATGCCACCAACCCAAGGCGCAGAAGATCTCTTTATTACATGGCCAAATTTTGCGAAGGGCGCAATGCCAAGTCCTTTGCCGTATGGATCCATTGAGTTTGCCTCCACAAATCCTCCTATCAAATCTTCGAATGGAGGATCGCTGTCCGCAACTTTCATTCTTCTACCAAACGGGCCGCATTCTTCCGAGTCTGGAATAGTACTGTAATAATTAGCTTTAAAATATTGCCCTATAAAATTATCAGCTATACTTCTTTCCCATTCTATAAATCTATTTTCCATATCCTCGCTTCTATAGACTATAGCGCACTTAACGTTAGCCGCACCGCCCCATTCCTCTAATATCTGATCATAATCAGATAAAAAATAAGATCTTAATAAATTATTTTTTTCAGCATCTTTGCCCAATGCGTAAAAATCATTGTCTCCAGAGCCCCACGATCCGGCTGCTAAATATATCCCTAACGCCTCCCACCTAAAATTGCCTTGCCGGCAGCCACCCAAATACCATAAAGTCCTTATGTCGGTGTTGTATTTGGACAAAGCACAGCTTATGGAAAATGCATCCCCCCTGACTCCTTGCCCCGGCATTTGGACAGCATAAGTCTGAAAATTAAAAACATCTTGGATCCTCAACGGAGAACATGGGACAGGCGCTGAAATGCTTACCGACTTGTCTTCTATATTATGAGGCTTCATAAAACGAGTAGTTAAACCCACGGACATTGAATCATTTGTTTTGGAATAAGTCATGGACTCAATCCCAGCCGTTTTTAGCGCACTTTTGATGCCCCTAAAGTTAGGATTAATACCTATACCCATATTTATAAAAGAAACTCTGTCGTAATCTTTGTCGGCACCCCAAATAAAAGTATAACCAAACTCAGCACACCAATTACTTAAAACTGCCCTCAGAGTTCCAGAATGCTCCCGTCTTATTCCCTTCACCGGAGCTCCTTCGGAAAGGATATTTGCTCCGATGCTCATGGTATAAAGTAAATCACCAAGCTCATAATCAACCTTAGGAATAGAACATGAATTCTCAGACCATTGCTCATCTCCAACTATCATCATTCCACCAGCAAATTTTTCACGGTTCAAAAATGCCTTATAACTTCTTTCAGAAGCTAATTTTATTCCATCTCCCAGCGGCATGCCAGTTACTCCGTCTACTAGTCGCGTTCCATCAAGGCGAAATTTACGAGAAGCAACCGTAGATATCCCTTCGGCATCCGTACACAAAGCTTTTACATCCACTTCTGCCATGTTGTAGTGGTCACTGCTCTTATGTCTATTTGGCAGTCCTACAAAAATTTTATCTAATATTACTGAGGTGTCAACGTATTCCAAGGTGTAAGACCTGTTTCCTGCGGAAAGATTCTCCGAATAGGAAATTAAGAAGCCCGTAAAAGAAAAAACTCCTTCACCGTCATTATCTAGAATGGTTATTGTTTCCAAATTGCTTTCGGCAAATGTATTCTCGAATTTAGTTCCTATATATCCACTAGGGCTTTCCAACTCTACAGAAGAATCCGTGGAAACGATGCTAATGGAAAACTTAGAGGGGCCATCTGTATATCCCTGAGTATAGCTCGAGGATATAATGGCGTATATGACTCCGTCGCTTTCTAATAAACCGGGCTTCTGGTTTCCTATTTGTATTTGCTCTATTGTGTGATAATGGGATGGCATATTTTATACTGAGTTATCTTGTACTGACGTTAAAAGAGTATTGAAAAATCCTGTCGCTATTCCGCTGAATACATGATTATCATAGGTTGTAGCAGTTGAAGCCAAACCCGTAGGAGAATAGAACATTCCGTTCCTTAAGACTTTTTCATAATCCGCATCTTCTTTTTCCCTTTTTCCCGCTCTCCAGAATTGTTCGTCTAATAATGGAGCTTTGGTTTCAGACTGTGGAATTTTGTTATACTGAGCGTTAAACGCGACCTTGTTCGCCTGCAAAACGCCGGAGCCTGTTATAAAATTTTCATAAGCCCTAGGAACAAAAAATAAACCCTTATTTCCGGCCCCGGGAACAGCCTTTTTAAGTCTAAATTTTCCGCCAAAAGTATCGTGGTCATATCCAGAACCGAGCTTTAACCCATCCAAATAAACATCTTTATTTACGTAACCAGAACCAGAGAAAATTGTATGAGGCCCGTTCGAATGCCCTGTAAAATTGTGATATAAAACCCTGCTAGAGCTCGGCAAATCAACTAAAATTTTATCCGAATCTGAACCGAAAGAAGAAACGGAAGAAAACGATCCAGAGCCGCCGACTTGATAATCATGGCTATAGACCGGAGTAAGTTTTATTGGGAAAGACGAAAACCTATACGCTATTGAAGGTGGGGTCTTATGGAAAAATATTAGTTTATTTGTTTTCGGGGTTATCTCAATTGGGGTTTTGTTTTGTACCCATTCGGAATGAATACTGTCGTTAAGGCCCACCGCGACAACCCCAGAAGGATCTCTAGCAACAACCGAAGAAGAATAAGCTCCAGTAGGGTCGAAAGTATAAGCCTGACCAGACATGACGTCTAAAAACTCGAAAGTCCCAGTCTGTAGCCCATCGCTTCCTGACGCTCCGTAACTTGAAAACAAAGCTCCGGCATCAATTATATCAGAAGCTTTCGGCGACTTATAATAACCACTCACAAAAACATTAAATTTCCCATTGGCGGCTTCCTCGTTAATGACAAAGGACTTGTCCTCAATAATTGAAGGGGTTAGATTAACATTTTCAATCCCTGTATTACTGCTTCTAAATTCAACTATTGAATTGCTCGCGTTAGCTTTCGAGAAATTAATGGCATTGAAAGAATATCTTTTAAGATAATCAGACGAATAGCTTAGTTTTTCGGGGGTTACTATCCCCGTAGTTTGGACATAGGCAGATCCAGTGGTATAAACTCTTAACTGTCCACTTACTGGAGAATAAACAGGAACTTTGGCGTATATATTTATGGTTTTGTTCGATCTGTCTGTTATTGTTTGAACTATTTTATTCGTATATCCACTCACCTCCTGACCTATAACACCAGAGATAACGCTTACTCCAGTAACTCCACTAAAATATCCAGACACTAGTCCAGTTTGAGCATAGGCATAACCAGTTAGACCAAAGAATTTACTAAGACTTTCTTTTTTCACATTAGACAAGTCACCGCTAAATAAAACAAAATCATCTATATATCCCCTAAACCCTGTTGCCCTATGCAATAGCGTAGAATCATACGTATTAACCCCACTATGAGAGCCTAAATGCCATTGGTTTGATTTTTTAAAACTAGGATCTGTAAATGTTGAATAATGATGTTTGTTCTCATATACATTATGTAGCCCTAAAACATTATATTTTGTACCAAAGCTTCTCGAGATGGAAACTAAATTTTGCCCCGGATATTGGGCGGTCAAAATTAAAGAATTTCTTCCGGTTTCATTATAATTTTTTAAAGATATGAACTTATTGTCCAACACGCCAATAGAACACCCAGACAAACCAGTAGGAGATCCACAAGAAGAAAACAGAACCTTCTCCTTACCAATTGCAGTTCCAGCGCCCAAGATTTCATTAGCGCCAGAATAATTAAAGAACATAGTCCAAGAATCCAAGTCGACATTATGCCCTATTTTTATCAAGTCAGACCCGTCGAAATATCCAGATCCATCAAATATTTTTCTGTCAAGGTAACCAGCTCCAGTAAACTCGCCACTAACAGGAAAGTTGCCAGAGCCCAAAGAGTATCCAGCGTATTTATCTGAATCCAATATTTCCCCAGACAAAAAATTTTCTCCAGTTGAATAAAGAGAATTAAATATTTTATGATTTTGCCTAGGGACGACCTCATTAAAGGCATAGTAAGTCAGCATTGCCCCTGTTTCCAGATTCACTCCACTCGCATATCTAAAAAATAAATCTCTATCAAACATAAAATTTAAATTTCCGCTAACGGATCTTCATTGCTGAACAAGTTAGAGGGCCGTTTAACAAAACGACCAGCTATATCATTGAAACTATAAGAGGACGACAAAGAAAAGTCCCCCAAAAATTTATCATAATTTATTTTATCTGAATTAATTTTAATAAAACTCGCAGAATCATCTATCGTGTTTGTGTTGGATTTAATCGCCTGTTCATCTACATATAATTGTTTCAAAACCTTTCTTAGATTATACGCGTCTGTTTTGGCTTCCTCCACAAGATTTTCCCTGTAAAAATACGCCCCTTTTTCTGGTTTTACATTACAAGAGATTGAAACTTCAGTTTTTTTGTTTACTCGCAAATCAAAAAATTCATGCTTTGTGACCTCACCAACTCCTATAGTCGCTGTAGTCGAAATGATTGGTTTTGAGGAGATCATTGGGATCGTAGGCTTTACTTTAATCGAATATGATACTTTATCATTCTTTCTATACTGCCCGAGGAACTGATCATCATCATTAAAATCGGCAGACAAATCCACTCTTCCCGCATACTCATTATAATCTACTGAAATATTCATGGCTCTCTGATTTAAGCCAAATCCTGAAATCCCTGAATAATAAATGTCATATACACCTTTAGCTTTCCAATATAAAAATCCACTCAGTCCCCTGTAAGGAGTAGCTGAATTTACAGGGGCGTTATGTAAGTCGTCCACAAAGTTGTAAGCTCCACTATATCTATTTTTTAGATCTCCCCCTATCCCAACTACAGACCCCTTTATTGTTACTTGAGTCGAGCTTCTAATTTCGTCCTTGGATAAATCTACGCTATAATCAAAATATGCATAATTTTGCTGTTTGCTCGGATGTCCCTCTGGAGTGTTTTGAAAGTTTATAACTTTATATGGATGTAAGTCACTGTCGCTAAAAATCGCAGAAATAGATATCTTTCTCGAATCTTCCGTCTCTTTCACGTCAAACGACCTAGGCTCTGGGTTTATTTTTCTAGTAACGTCTCCCTTAAAAGCATCGAAATTATCAGCCGCTATTTCATATAATTCTTTTTTTATCCCTCCGTCGTCGTGAATGGCGTTTCTCAAGAAAGCCATGGATTTTTGCTTGCTTCCACGGTATTCAGCTCGAACAGTCGCTACCACAAAGTCAGCATTAATGCCAGAATCAATATCAACCGTAACTTTTCTTGAAAAATCGTCTCTATTGTCCTTGTCAAACTCCCAATTTTCAGTAACAGAAAAATTCCCATTCATTCTGTTAACATTCTCCACCTGTGACACCAGAGATGGAGATACGCTTGTAAAGCTTGACCCGTCATTTTTTTTGATTAGTTCCGGTAAAACTTGATTGTTCCAACCAGTCAAAGACAATACAAAGCTCTTTGCGTTATCCAGAGCGTTACTCTCCATAGTTCCGCTAGGTTTTGTGTTTATTCCTACAGCTGAAATTTCATGAGAAACTGAAACCGTCCCATCTTCTCTATCTGCAAAAGAAAAGCTATTGACAGGTTCAGTGACTTTCGACACGCCAGAAAAGAGAGATGGATCGTACCCCCTAATGCTTATCGAATAATCCAATAATGCAGTATATTTTGACTCACCAAAATTAATGCTATTAACTATACAATTATTAAGCGGAAATCCTGCGACAGAAGTCAATTCTGTAGCCTCATCCGTAGCTTTTTCCCTAAGGTCTAAACTTTGAAAATCTTTGGAAAATCCACTTATTAACCTTGCTTGAGTTGAAATAATTTCTTCATATGCAAGCCCAGTTATTTGCCCCTGTAAAGTTATTTCGCTTATCTGTCCTGACCTTACCCCATAATAGATAGGAGTCTGAGTTCTGGAGACGTATGGAGTTGTGAAACCATCCCCCTTGAAACCAAAGTCTCCATAAGAAACATATGTATTTGGGTTATCCATTATGGCGTATTTCCTTCCCAATTATTAATCCCACCATCTCTATAGGCTAGTTCATTGAATGCCTTGGAACCGGTAAAGACAAAATCCATACTTAACGTCAAAGATCTGTCGGAACCGAAGCTATAACTCATATCAGAAACGTGGAAGGTTGGGTGTTGACCGGGGTCTATTCCATAATCAGCCCAAACCTCGCGAGCTTTTGTAACGCATTGACCCCTCATATAGTTCAGAGCCTTCATTAAGTTTGGCACCGACAGAAGATTTGAAGTAACGTAATTTCCTCCTTCATATATCTTCAAAATGTTGGAAGTGTTTAATCTTTTATACGTTCCCCTGCAAGACACTGTTCTCTTGCCTAAAGTCGCATAATTGCCTTTCTGGTTAAACACAACTCCAAATCTAGGTATTATATAATCTTTGCTAGAATATATTGGAGGAGAATCCGAAAAATCAAGAGAAAAAGATTTTAAATTATTCGTATCCACTATGGTTTTGTCGTCTGAGAACGTTTTGGTATACGTCAACGACTTTCCGTAAGCTTGATGGCTTAGCTTCGTTGATACCGGCTCCAGCGTTAATCCTTTATGATATAGGCTCAGATAATCTATTCTATTCAAATATTGAGAATAAGCCCTTTCACATCTCTCTTTGATTTTATGTTCTTTTTGTTTATAAAAACTTTTCAAGCCATATGGGTCGTCGACGTTATTGGGGTTTGTCTGCGTGTATTTAAATCTTTTGGAAAAATAGGGCTTTATATCTCCGGCTTCGACTACAGATAAAATATTTTCTTCGTTTTTAGAGAAGGATACGCTCCTATCAAATTGATACTGACCAGTTATTCTAGGGTTATTTGAATATTTGACAGAATAATCCACCCTAGATTCCCCACTAGCATAGGATCTAGATATATCAATTGGCCTATCGAATATGTCTTGATACATTCCAGAAGGCCCATGGTTGATCCCTGAACCCAAATTGTCGTGTCCCGGTATCTCGCTATCTGAAGTCCAAGGTAAAAACCAAGCATTATTATTATATCCCGCACAATAACCTGAAAAAATTCCAGTTACCCTAGAATAAGAGTTGTTTATTTCCGTCTCAGCTCCTTCTCTTGCGGAGGAAAAGAAAGGCTTAATCCTACCCTTGACGCTTCCTTCTTCTGTTATGGTAGCTATTCCATTCTCCGCAATTTCCAAAGAATGAGACCTACTAACCGAGTACTTATCTCCTGTATTAGCGGCAAACTTTAAGTTCTTTGTAAAGGAACAAGTATGATTAGATAAATCGTAGGTTTCGCTAAAGAAACTTTGGCCAGTCGTCTGATAATATCCAGAATATTTTGCATCGATAAAACCCAAGGCTGGTCTAGTTTCGAATATTCTTCTAGCAGCTTTTTTTGATTGAGCTATGGGGTTAGTCTTTATTAATTTGACAGAAGTTTTTACTGGGTCGTTTGTTGACGACTCGGAATTGTATACTTTAACTACAGACCTGCTACTATATAATTCGAAATTTGAAAAACCTAGCGCGGAAACGGGAATCCTAGTCGTGCCGCCCCCAGTAGTAGTCATGCTTAACCACTGTACTCTTAGGTATCTCCCGTAAACTCCAGCTGGCAGACTTACAGCGAGCTCCCTGTCTGGATAGGTGTCGTCAGTGTCGTAATGGTCGCTACTATAAGTTAAATACTTTGCGTATGACGTTGCTAAAACGGCAGCTGTAACGTTTTGACTTTTGGTATAGCCTTCTTCAAAAACGCTAATCCTAAAGTTATTTAAATATAGTTTTGTTGAGGCGGAAGCGTCTCTGTTCCTTATGACAACTTTCGTTAAATCATAAACATTACATCCTAAATCTATTTCCCACCATTGATAGTTATCTTCTCCAGAATCCTTGGTCTTAGCGACGAAGTCTGTTTCCACCACGGGATCCCCTACTTCGATGTCAATTGCGTTAGCAGGCAGATAAGAGGAACTGTAACTCGAGCTAGACGCCGTACTGCCTATTCTGCTCGATAACGCTATGTCTATAGCTGACGTATCTGTTGGAATGAAGTTTCCATCGCTTGATATGATATCCGCTGAAGTGTCTATTCTCCTCAAAGACTCAGAAGCCCCCTGAGTAAATGAACACTCTTCGTCGCTTTCTAAATTTTTAATAAAATATTCTTTGTTGGAATCATACCTAGCTCCGCTAGTAATCATCTCAGGCAGAACGCCGCTAATAAAATTTATTGTAAGATCATGTGAATATGAATACCCATTATCTTCTTCTATTTCGAAGCTGAAAGACTCATCAAAATCCTGCAAAGCGCTGGAAGTCCTATCTATGGCAGACAATATGCCCCTATACGTCTCCCCCCTTAAATTATACAGCTCATCTCCATTGGTCGATGACGGGATCTCTATCGTCGCTTCAAATTCTGCAAATCTTATATGATCTGTGAATGTATCCGGTGATGACAGAAAATCAAGGCTTGTGACTCTTCCTTTTCCGAAATTATGGTTGTTTATTCTTATGTCTTCCCAATCGTTGGCTAAATCGATGAAATCTTGAATTTTTGTCTGCGCCTCTTTGACTCCTTCTAAATCTTTGTTTTCAGTTTTGGACTTTAAAAAGCCCCTGACTGTCAGTTCTTTTACGGAACCCAGCCTGAACAGTTCGCCACCACCGAATTTGTTCGTATGATTATATGAAAGAAGAGTTGCGTTTTGAAAATCTAACATTATTTTTTAGTTCGGTCCGATTATCACCGCATTAACTGCGTTCGTCGTAGACCCGCGAACACCCGCCGGAAGCTGGTTTATTATTACATTAAGCGCTTGCGGCAGCATCCTCTCTAAAGCCCTTCCGTAGACGCTGTCAACGGAGGTAACGGCTTCTCTCGCGGCCTCTTTCACTGCTGCGCTCAGATGCTCTTTCAGCTCCTCTCTAGCCTGTTCATCACCTCTCACAGTAATTGTGTGTTCTCCTATCTTTATATCCAACGGATCTTTTACTGCAGCTACGAAGTCTTGAATAGCTGTTCCAATAGGTGTTTCGACGGTAAACACTTCTTTCAATGAAGCTTTAAACTCGCCTTGAGACCTTCTCATAGCTTGCATCGTTTCCCCAGACGCTTTAAGGACATTTATTGTCTGCTCTTGGAGATTTCTCCTATGTTCGTCCTCGTCTGTTATTCCAAAGCCTGTAGCTTGAGAAGTTCTAGATACTCTTTCGTCCTCAGCTTCTCGCCTCTCCTTTCCCTTTACCTTAAGCTCTCGCTCTGAAGTTCCCTTTAAATGGCCAGCATCTATGATGTCCTGAATAGAGGTTTTTATAACACTGGACATTGCATCTGTGGACTCACTTAAGGCGTGCAGCATATTAGTTTCTATCTCCCGCCCAAATATCGCCTCTTTTAGCCCAACTTCTATCTCTCTGGAATCGTCTAGACCTTTTCTTATGGCAATTTCGTGAGCTAATATACTCATGTTTTTGTTGAACTCGTCCATCTCGGTCCTACCTCCAGTCGTAAGATTGCCCATTTTCAGCCCTCCCGGAAGCCCCGAGACGGCTTTTAAAGCGTCAAGAACATCTTTATCTTTGAAAAAATCTTGACCCAACTTTTGCATCGACATTTCTCCGGGCCCGCTCCAGCCCGTGCCGAGCTTCGACGTCTGATAAAAGTTATGGGGATCAAAGGCTTGATAACCCATAGCTCTAGAAAACGCCGCTCTGGCATCTCTTCTATCTTTCGACCCCCCATCGGGACCCTCGAACTCAGCCATGCCTTGAAAACCTTCTCGTAATCTATCTGTGTCTTTGGTTAAATTATTTACAGCTTGATTATATTGTTTGTCTGACAGCCTTATTTGAGCATGCTCAGCGGCTGTATCAAACTCTCTAGCTATCTGAAACTGAAGCAATACCTCTGAAGCCGCCAAAAGTTGCGCAGAAGATTTATCCAACGTAAGAAAAGATTCTCTATTTGATTTTACGTTAGCATTTAATATGTCTTCAATACTGCTCTCATGACTATTGAAATCAATTTTAAGATCTTTCATTAGCTCCGAAATCCTCGTAATCTGCTTCTCTGAAGCAGCCATCGGGTCTTCAAATGCCGCTATGTTTGCCTCGGCTATTTCTCTTGCGTTTATATTTTGAGCTTCTCGAACCATTGAAGGATTTCCAGTTCTTTGGCCTAAAAATATCAAGCCTTCTGTAAGTTCATTGATTTGAGCTATTCTCGCGTCCACGGCCTGTTTTCTTAAATTAGGAGGAATTGTTCCCGCTCCAGCTCCAATCATGCCGTTCTCCCTTAAAAGCTTGAGCATATTTAAAGCTCCTGACCCAGCCATTGTACTATTTACCCCTTGCCCAGTGAATCCTCCGCCAACAAGCATATCTCTTGATGCATCAGTAAATTTGTCAATAAGGGTATCGAACGAAGCTGGGTCCAATACGGACTTAATTCCCCCTGCGGCCATGAGTCTGGCCTGTTCTCTATCTATATCCAATATAGCTTGATTTAGCTTGGTCTGCTTTTCTCTTTCTATTTGGGCTTTTGTGGATTGTTGCAGGAATGTATTGAAATTTTTGTCTATATTTATGAGCATTCTTTCTTGCTCGAGCGCGGTTGAGTCGTTTTTCACTGCGTCTTTTAATGATTTTTTCAACAACTCCGGATCTTGATTCAAATCAAACTGCTCTAAAAGACTTATTATCTGTTGCGAAAAATTGACCTGATCTCTGGTCCTATTGAGCATCTTAGCCTTTTGATTTTTTCCTTTGACTATTCTTGCCGTTTCACCAGACACATCTGTCATGCTCCCAACAAAGGTGTTTTGTGCGGAAATTATTTTTTTCTGAAAACCTACGTCTGCATTAAATCTTTTCTTTCTAAAGTTCGCGTCAGCCTTCTGCAGGGAGCCCATTGTAGATGACGCAATTCCAAACAACTTGTCAAACTTGGCTATGGTAATATCAATTTCATTAAAGAATCTCTTGCTTCTCATCTCCCTATTAAAAACAAACGTTTCTATAAGTCTTTTCTGCATGTCTAACAAGTTACCTGAGGCAATTTTCAGACCTTTGTTAGCCTCTGTCATTATTGCATTATACCTTTTTTGAGTTTCTATGTTTACTTCCGCTAGATCAGCGTTTCTCTGAGCTTCCTCTCCTAACATCATCAACTTCAGTCTCAAGGCTTCGAAGTCTTCTTCGGTAAGAAGCCTAACCATCTGGGCTAAATCTGAGGTAGCGCCTAAAGAATCCTCTAGGACTCCGGCAAGGGTATCTTTGTCCCCAGCTCCCGAAATAACTCCTAAGTTGGTTCTTACTTTTTTCGCCCCTAACGAACCAAAAAGGGCCGAAGCTGCCCCCCCTACGCTTCTAGAATCTAAAGCTTCAAAATTCCTACCAGCTTCAGTGGGGCTCAAGCCTCCCGGAGCCATACCTCCAAGCATCTTGAAAAAAGCAACAAAACCACTACCCCTTGCCTCGTTCATCATTTTCGCCAAGTTTTCCGCTAATTGAATTTGTTTTAATTCTTTTCCCTGACCCTCTATTATTTTCCCTAAAGCGTCTTGCTTTTCGGCTAAAGTAAAGGAAGAAGTCACTATCGCTTGAGTAGCTGGATCTAATTTAGCCAGAGTGTCTTGAAGCTTTTCACCCAATCTAGTAATTAAATCCCCAGAAGCTCCACTTTTAACCGCGTCATCCAACTTGGATGCAATATCAAAATACCTAGTCGAAGCGTCTTGTAAATTTTGTAAAGATTGCTGAAGCTCTTCCTTCGTCCTCCCTAACTCTTTACCAACTTCTAGCGCCGCATTTGTGAACTTTCCAATAGCGGAACCTAACCCAACAGCAGCCCCGGCTATCAAACCCAAATGCCCCGGAAGAATCGAAGCAACTCCAGCAGCGGCGGAAAAAGATTCCCCTAAAATCGTAGCACCTTTTCCCATAGAGCTGTCTCTACCCATAAATTCGCTTATAATTCCCGTCGCCGTTGGGACAGCAAACGAGGCAGCGAATAGACCTCCTTTTATCTTTTCCATTCTGCTCCCAACTGCGCCTTGGGGTCTAGCTTGTAACTCTTCCTTTTTCGCTAGTATTGTATCCGCCATAACTTCCGCCTTGTCCGCCCTTCGTCTATGCGCAAGCTTATCAGCCGCCAGATCTAGCCGCTTCTTGTCGGCCGTAATCTTCGCCGCCTCTGAGGAGAAGGCGGCTTTTTCCCTCTCTTTATCCAAAAATGATCTATCTGTCCGATCCCCAAACTCGGGGATTGTCCCCATCTTGGAAACTCCTTTGACTCCAAACGTCTTTGCCTCAAATTTCTGTAAATTGAGAGAAGCTTTAATAATTTCCTTATTGTGTCGTGTAAGCGACTTTACAAACCCCTCAAATTCCTCTTCTAAATCAGCGATCTCGGCTTCCAAAGATTTCGTACCAAGTACCTTTTTTCCATACTTGCTTTCTTTAATCTCCCTCTTAGCTCCACCCAATACATCCCCCATAACGTTTATACCAAGACCCTTTAACAACTTGCCTATCCCGGAACCCATTGGCGGAGCAAATGAAGGAATATTTTTTTGTACGCTCAGTGAATTGGATATGGCCGCTCCCAATCCTTCGGGGTGATCTCTTAATACATCTGAAAATCTTTTTTGTGTTTTTTTGTCTCTAACATGCGGAAACGGCAAATCAGAATACATTGGATCTCCGCCCATTTTTCTCTCGGCATCCATGGCGGTTTTTTTGGAAAAATTAGGGACAAAACCTCCCGCTTTCAAACCTTTGTAAAAAGTTTTTTCTCTTACTTGGCCGCTAGCGACAAGTTCGTTTAGCAGCGCCTCCCCTTCGGGCGGCAGCGTTATTCTCTCCGGTGTTTTGCCGCCTTTCCGATACCCGGGGTCTGTTAGCATCTTCCCCCATATCCCCCCCTGCTTTTTCTGATATCTATCCCACTCAAACTCTCCGCTTTTATGCTCTCCTCCTTCTGCCTTAACCCGGGTCAAGAACTCTGGATCAAAATGCCTATGAAATGCCTCTTTCATTTCTGTCCCAGCTGGATAATCCAAAGCGGCAGACCCAAACTTCCCCTTTTTCTTTCTGGTCATGGTCATTCCTTCAATGATAGCTTCGTAGACCCTTCCGTAAACCTGACCCATGGCCGCTTCGTCGCCTGCCGCTTTATTAAGGGATGTACTCAAAATATCTTTTTCTGTTTGGTTTAACGCTTGATGCCAAACACCTTTCGTAAAAGCTACTTTCTTCACGTACGAAGGAAAACCTATTTTTACCGCTCTATCGAGTTTTCCGGGGTGCAGAGGAGCTCGGTACTGCGTAGCTAAACCACCTATAATGTCCTTTGGAGCTCCTTCATGTCTACCGGACGATATAGCTAAAGGCTTTTTCCTCCTTGACCCTGCCTTCATTCCCTCTGGCCCCGGCAGCATACCTAAAATTTGCTCTTGTATAGAACCAGTCGTTTTATAAGCTTCCCCTGATTTTTCTCGGGCTTTCATTCTTTTGAAGGACTGACCAAGCTGTGTTCCCTGAAAACCGGATTTCATCCCCGGTAGCTTCTTTTCTTCCTTCGCCCATTTTTTCTTTTTGATGGCCCTTTTTTTAGGGTTCGGTTCCACTCTCCAATCTAAATTCTTTTCTTCTTGTATTAACTTTTGCATCTGAGCGCCGATAACACTATCTGGTTTACTTAAATCAAGCTGTTGTTCGTATTTTTTTAACATCATCGACCAGTACACACCAGTTGGAGTATCCAGTTTTTCAAATGCTCTCGGGCCAGCAAAATTGGGAACGTTATCGGTAAATCTTCCATACGCAGATGAGCTTTTCGGTGGGATAATCCAAGTGGCTTTATGTCCGTATGCGTTTGTTGTGGTCCGCTTCTTCTCAGCCGAATTCATGGTCCCCAAAAAACTAGTACCATCTCCCTTATGAATTCTAGTTTGCGTTATTCTAGCACTCTTTATGTCTGACGGATTGTAGCCAGCCATAAGCATTTCAAGTCTTTCGCCAGCTTGTTTATTGAAATTCGGGACATACCCAAAAGCCTTGGATCTTCTCTTTGTCCCTTTGACGGTAACCATCCCATCATCGATGTTGAAGGAGTCACTCATCTGTCTGGCCGTTTGTCTGATGAGACTACTTTTTCTTGAAGTCTGCACGTCTCTTGAAGCCATTGCGCGCAAGAGCTCCTCCGCGGCTTTTGTAGCAGTGATAGTCCCCTCGGTAAAGTTTCGCATTAACCTATTATTATCAGCTAAAACAACACCTATTCTCTCTTCTATAGCTTTTCTTTTATTTGATTCTACATTTAGCCCTGATATACCCTTAAATGCGTCTAGAGCAAATGTTCTTAATTTACCGAAAAGCTTCAAGAATCCGGCTCCAGCCAATATTAACCCGGGGCCTTTCATGAAAGCCCCCAATCCACGAACAATCCCAGCGCCAAGCTTTTCGCCAACACCATCCGCTTCTTTTAGATCAAAATCCTCTATCCCAAAAATTGGATTTTTGTTGATTCCCTCCAAAAGCATTCTACCCGTAGGGGCCATTCCTAAATCGCCAATCTCCGCGCCAATTCTTTGAACGTTTACCAAAGTCCTGTTTATTAAAGATGATAAAGTTTCATTTAACTTTTCGTTTCTTAGAATAGCTTGATCTGTGGATGTTATGGATGTTTCTAAAGCCCTTCCGTAGACGCCATATTCCTGACCTAAATCAGATAATGCAGCTTTCAGAATGTTAACTTGAAAAACACCACCAACTAACTCTGCTATTTGAGCCCTTTGAGTATCTTCTAGTTTGTCAAAAGACCCTGCCAAACCCTTCAAAACGCTCATTAGAGGTAACATTTCTCCCGCTGCGTTTTTCGTGGCTACGCCAATACCCTCTAATTGATCTAAAACCTTTGGTCTTTGGAGCCTTGTGAATATAGTTTTGAAGCTGTTACCTATAACAGCTCCGCCTCTTGCGGTTGTTTGTTGAGCTGTAGTAACAATCGCTATAAGCTCATCCATGCTTACTCCAGCGGAAGAGGCGCTACTACCGACACGTTTAATTGCTTCCGCCAAATCCGCCGAACTAACGGCGAAAGCAGCGTCAACGTTAGCTAATTTATTAACTATTTCAGCAGAAGTTAATGCTGATTTAGAAAACGAGTTAACTGCAGCAGTTAAGGAGTTTACAGCATCTACTGTATCCATTCCAGATAATCTGGCTAAAATAAGAGCGTCACTGGTTCTTTTAAGGGTGTCTTCCATCCCCAAGCCCTGTCTAGCAAGCTCTCCCGCCGCCTCAGCTACCACCTTGAAACTTTGACCAGTATTTCTCGCTATCTCGAAAAGCTCGCTACCAAACTTTTGAAGACCTTTGGTAGTGGTATTGAGTATTACATTTATATCAGCCAGCGCGCTTTCTACTTCAACTGACGCCTTTGCGGCACCTTTAAAAGCACTAGCTACGCCATTAATAATAGCAACAGAAGCTCCGAACGCAATAACACGGGCATTAGAAGCGTCCATGGATTTTTGGAATTCTCCAAGGTCGCCTTTAATTCTACCTAATGGCTGCTTAAATTTTTTCCTTACTTCTGAATCGCTAAGTCCCTTGATCTCTACCGTTTCAGTAGAGCGCTTTAGCTCTCTTTGCAACTTCCGCAGCGAGGGTCTCGTTGCGAAAACATCTAAGCCTATATCTCCTTTAGCTGCCATATCAAGCCTTTTGCCTTACACAACTCTATTACACTATTTCTTATGCATTTTCAGAAACTCATTTAAACCCAAATCCTTTCCGGAACCTTCTACTTCCCTAGATAAATCTACTAATTCGCCACCGCCTCCTTCTCCTCCCGCTATAGATACAAGCTCTTCCTTAGAGGCTCCAAATACAGTGGACCCCATAAATTCACTTTGTTTGTTGCTTCCGCTTTGCCTCTTTTCTTTGGCTTCCTTAGATCTTCTAGCTAGTTCATAATATTCAATAAGTTTTTCTGGGTCATCATGCAAATCCTTGGGGGGCCTTTCGCATTCAGCCATAATCCCCTTAAAATATCTTCCGTAAGAAAATACATCTATTTGATAATTGGTAAGCTCTACTACCGGTTTTCCAAAAAACTGGTTAGAATTATTCTCACACACAAAAAAGGCATTCAAAAAAAACGGACATATCGATATTTTCTTTATTATTTTCTCCGAATATTGTAAGTTTACTGATGTATATAACGTGGTGTAGGCGTCCAAATCTGGAGTGCTTAACTCTTCGAATTCCTCTTTAGAGAAAAATGGGGTTGAAAGTTCCTTGTCTTTGGAAAATAAAACTCTTACTACTTCTTCGTTGATCTTTTTGTCGGAGTAAGTTTCTGCCGTGAAACCTACCTGAGAGACCCTTTCGTTCATTAGGTCAGAATATAGCTTTTCCTTTTTCTTTATTTTGCTTTTGATTTGTTTGATTTGCTTGCCTAAAACCAGTTTTCCTCTGGTCTCTTGAAGTGTTTCGATTTCTCCTTTGAGCTTATTTATGTCGTTCTCTTTTTCATACGACCATATTTCATTTTCTATTAAAAGCTTAATTTTTTCATCTTCATCTTCAAGCCCCTCTTCCATTGCTTGCCTTTTTAGGTTCAGCCTTTTCTCCTCGATTTCCCCAACGTCCTTTTCCTTGAGATGCCTTACATAAATTTTGCCTTCTGGTACGTATGAATACCCATTGATAATATCTTTATAAAGATGTCTGAGCCTGCTTATTTCGTCTTTCAATTTTTCTCGTCAGACTGTCCTTTGTCGTCTTGTTTTTGGGGCTCTTCTGGTTCTTTGGGCTTTTCTGGTTCTTTGGGCTTTTCAGGCTTCCAATTTATATCCTCTAGATCTTCGGGTTCTTTGGGCTCTTCTAGCTCTTCTGGCTCTTCCGAGTCTTCTTCATTTTCTTTCACTCCGGCGTTGAAATATTTTTCGATCTGCTTAAATTCCTCTGGAGTAGAAGCTTTTCCGTTATACCAAAATCCTATAAAATAAGCTAATTTACTAATCACTTCGTCCCAAAACGAATCTTCCTTTTCCTCCATTTCGTCGTAAAAATCCAACTTATCTTCGAAATTTAAACCCTCAAAAAGCGGCGCGAACTCTTCTCCTTCTTCCTTCTTCCAGTAGGCAACATTTAAAACCCACCACATAATCACCATGTTTTTCGCTCTACCTTCGGCTGTTTGGTCGAATATAGCGGCGTGAAAAACCTCAAAATCCCTCATCTCAGCTCTTAACTCTGTTAACTCCATAAGAGATTGTGTTAGTTTTTCTGATTTTTCGCTTTCGGGTAAGCTGTCTAAATTCAGCTGAAATTTTTGAATTTCATTTTCTTTTTCGAACGAGTTCAACATCAAAACCGAGTATTTTGTTTTTTGATCATTCGAGAATGGGCCTCCATCATTATCATATCTTTTGGCTAGTTGTGTTTTTGTGAGCAGACCAGCCTTTATGCCTTTGGACAAGGTGACTCCATAAAATAACTCCGCATCATCATATATTTTCCTGTTCGGTTTTCTTAAGGCGAAATCGACGGGAATGACCTTTTCCTCTTTTCTTTTCGTCGTTATTTCCTCTCCTTCTTCACCAGTCTTGGTTTCGGAGATTTCGACCTCTTTTGTCCTATTTACTTGGAATTCATGTACCCATTTCATTTGATTCTAATTTCTAAATATTCTAATGTTTTTTCTATGTCCCTAAATACTTCGTTTCCTGAGTCTAGGACCTTTTTTCTGTAGTAATTATACTTTTCAGCGTCAAAGTAGTCTATACTTTTGGCAAACTCTTTGTTGGTTTTCCCTTCGACTTTGGATAGTAGCGAAATATGGTCTCTTCTGACGTCTTCTAGAAGATTCAAATACCTCTTGTATAAATTAACAATATTCCGATGTATTTGAAAAGACATCAACTCCTTTACCCTTTTTGGATCAGCATCCATACTTATCCTGCAACCTGCCTTTCTCCTATAAATAATATACACCAAAATAAGAAAAAAGCCCCGCTTTTCGGCAGGGCTTTAAGGTCACAATGAGTAATTGTGAGATATGGGGAAATTACGAAGCGTCGTGATCCTGAACTTGCATCTTGATACCATGCGTGACGTCCTGAGGACCACCAACCTGAGAAGCCCATTCAAGAGATACTGACTTATTGTCTCCAATAGAGGAGGTAAAGCTTTGAGATTCCAGTTTCGCGCCTTTAAGGGTATATTCAATAGCTCTAGTAGTTGTCCCGGGAGCGTTTATTCTCACGCCAACGTCATACTCGGATGTGTCGCTAGCGACAACGTCTGCCAAGTTTCCAGCTTCAACCTCTCCTAAAACCGCGTCCACAGACATTGTTGCGGTAACAGGGAATGAAATCTCTCTGGAAAAAGCAAACTTACTTCCAAGTTTTTGCAGAGGCTCTCTTCCTAAATCAAAATTGAAAGAAAAGCTCTGCAATTTCAAATCAGTGACTAGAACACCCTTAGTGCCTTTATTCGTGAGCGTCATCGTGACATCACCGGGCCTAAGAGCTGTGGGCTCCAGCGAATCAACAGAAGCATTATAACCACTATGCCACTTCATGGGAGTCGGCAACTGGAATGAGCCACTATAGTTTTTGCCGTTCACGGGTTCAACAGCCGGATTATCTCCACTATTCTTGACGTAGAAACGCATATTAAGCGCTTCAGCATTTAGACTAGCGGTCGGGAAATCACCAACAGCGCCTTCCGAGGTGTAAGACGTAAGGAACGCGTTTCCAATACCAATTGATTTGGCCTTAGCGTGATTAGCAGCGCCCGGATTATTGGCATCATTACCTTCGTCCGCCACGTAAATCCAGTAATTTCTTGAATCTCCAATTCCACTTAAGAAGTTACCAACAGCTGAGTTTTCGTTCTTAACGCCAAATCCAAGACGCTCTTCGTTCTGTCCGGAAGACAAAAGGTACGAAAAGTCCAAACTAACAGTGGGCTGCTCGAGAATGATTCTGTCAATAGCGGCTAGGTTGCCAAATTGATTAACGTCTGTTCTGCCGATGTCAAAACCATAGTTTGCGCTTTGAACTCTGATAAGCTGCTTAACTCTATTGGTTACCGGAATCCAACCAGTAAATCCCCAAGCATTAAGAAGTCCTTGAGCGGCTGTACCTGAATGACCAGAAAAAGGAATAGAAGTCAGCGGGTGAGGAAGCATTAAAGCAATTCCAGTCGCTCCATCCTGACTGTTGACCCTCGCTGTGGCGTTCCCATCATAAAAACCAAGCTCAGAACCTGAAGCGGGAAAAGCTCTTACGAGTCTAGTCGCACTATGAGTATGAGGAGCAACTCCTCCGTCAGTAGCTGCTATCGCCCCAAACGCCGCGTTAATAGTGGAATAATCGAATCTTACCGTCGCTCCGGGCGCAAATGGACTAGAAGGTTGCCCTTGCGGCTTCGTATAGATTCCAGACATCTTAACAACAGTATTGAGATCAGCGAAATCAGTCGAGCTGCTCACCTTAGAAGTAGTCAACCTAATTGTACCTGCGGTTTGTGTCGCGCCCGCAAGACGATTTACCGTCACGTCTACGGGTACTGAATAATGGCCACTTGTTGAATCGGGTCCCACAAACAGTGCCTCACTTTGATAAATTACTCTATTTCTAGCCATTTTCTAAATCCTCGATGTATTGTTATTTACATTTTTTTCCGTGAAATGAGAAGTTTTTTATTATCTTGGGTATCTCGGATGTTCCATTTCGAAGTCAACAAAAGCCGTGAAAACATTAGTATTTAGGTTTTTAAAATCACTTGACCTCGCTACGTTCTTGGAAACACTCACATCAGTTATATAAACCCCACTCTGACTTGCAATTTTATTAGCTTTTAAGGTGTCATAGTTGTACTCCAATCCAGTCAGTCCTCCATGAGCCATAAAAGGAAGCTCCTCTTTCGTCATTAACGGGACGTAATCTCTCGCGGTATCTCTGAGAATCGAACATACGGCGTCCATTTTATAGGCCGAATCCGACAAAACTATAGCCCTTGCAATAACTTTCGTGTTGTCCAAACCTCCGAAAGCAAATGGCTCATTACTGCTGGACATTGACTTTAGAAAAATCGATGGATATGGCTCTGCATCTGGCGGTAATCCAGTAACTGTCTGTGCAGCTTTGGGTTTTAAGAAAAACTGCTTTTCGAATAAAAGATCTTCTTCATTTTCCTGAGTTATGTATACGTTAAAGTCCTTTACAGAATAATTCCCACTAAGCCTATAACTCCCGGGATTAACAAAGTTTCCAGAATCAAAATAAACAGAACCTTCGGAGTGATCAATGGCGTTAAATCCACTCGTCCCGACTTTTATGAATTTATGTTGGTTGTGAACTCTCCCATCGAAAGTGGCGCTTGTTGGGGTTGAAGTATCGTAATAAACTCCAGACATCACAACTGCGCCCGTAACACTGACGTCACAAACGAGTTGTTTAAACGGCGAAGCTAGCACATCGTAGTCTCTATAGGAATTTGTTACTGGATATAGATAGCCTCCATGGTTCGTATAAGCATTACCTCTCTTGAGCACTTTGTTGTCCACGAACAACAAAAGACTACTCATTAAAGAATTCTCATATTGTACATCCATTACGCTCGATTCTTCTTTTCTTTGATTTTATCCGTAAAAGCTTTTTCGAATATGGTTCTGTATCTAGTCCGCTTAAAGGTCGACGTACCTCTACCTTGACTTATTTTGTTTTCTATCTGAACTCCATGACCAGATCTAGCGCCATCTCCTTTCCACTTTTTATTCATGTAAAAACTAAATCCAGAAATCCCTTGCTCAATTGCTAGGACCCAATTTCTACCTCTCTCAAAAGGCATATATAATGTACTAGTATTGCGTCTCAGATAATCTACTCCCGGAAAACTAAAAACATAAGTCCTAAGCTTAGTCCTAGACACTTTCCCTTTGCTCATCTTAAATCCCGCTTTCAGGACCCTCCTTAGAGTAGAAATAGGTTTTGAACCAGATGAAAATCCCATAAACGTAAAAAGATTTCCATATGAACCCAAAGTCCCTGATGAGTTTCCTGATTGAACTCCGCCTTCTAGCTCTTGAGTGATTTTACTATTTTCAAATTCTTTCATATAGGCGGCTTCAGCGGCTTCAAAGCGTTTTCTTAATACCGCGTTAGTCTTTCTTATCACGCCCGGTGAAACGGCTATTTTTCTTTTTATATTGTTCATGTTAATTATAGCCATTATCCCGTCTCCTTTAAATAATAAACATAAAAAGTCGAATCTAAAAACTTTTTCACCGTATCATTTCCAATTATCTCGAAACATCTATCGTCGAAAGTTACTTTTTCGTTCGGGCCGTCTTCTATATATTCTTTTGTTGCTTGTTGGACCTTTATCCTTACGACTGTTCCTTCCACGTAAGAATTAAAATTTTGCGCGAACACGTCATCCCTAGCCGCCTCAATGTATCTCACCGTAGCGTAGAAGGATGAGGAAACAGGCTCGTAAGCATAGTTTACTATATTAGAGGAATCTTTGTAGCCGAAAAGCGCGCTTTCGTTTATTGATGTTATTATTTTTTTAGGCTCTTTATGTATAGTGATGACTCTCTTGAAGGTGTCAAATATATCCGTAAATATAGTTGTAAGATTAGTTTTTTCAGTTGATGAAATCAGACTCGGCATAGTTCTAACCTATTCTGCTGGAGGAAGTTAAGTTAGATGCCGGAGAGCTTGCATCGTCCCCTACAACTTGAACCGGTCTAGCGTAAGATGTTTTATATCCGTTTACAAGGTCGTTGAGTTCTAGGGACTCCTGTCTCCTGACTTGCGAGATTACCTTGTTCACTTCGTTCCTGTTTATTTTTGTGACGCTAGATCCATCGTCTGTAACGGATAATACCGTATCTGTTCCTAGCGTATTTAAATTTTTTCTAAGTTGTCCATCGTAATAATGCAACATATACATTTTCTTCAAAATGGCAGATTCATCCGCATTTATTCGCCTAGTGGTGGTGCTGTTCTTTTCTTTTTGATCTATTTCTAATGTCGTTTCGTGAATAATGAAACTGGTCGAAATTTTATTGTTCAAAGCCCCGACGTTAGCTCTAACCCAATAGGTTACCGCAGGAATAGACAAATCGGTAGGAGACCCCAATTCTCTATATATTTCGTCCGCTATATCTACAACTTTCATTTTAATTAACTATTCTCTAAGGCTGTTACTTTCGTCTCTAAAGTTTCTATTCTCGCTATGGAATCTTGCAAAGCGGCCCACAATATTGGCACCAGTCGACCTTCGTCAACTTGTTGGCCAAGGACTTTTCCTTCCTCGTCAACAGCGTTCCTTTCTCCCGACGCTAAGTTGTTTGGACTTTTTCCGTCAACAGTTATGGTTGCTATTACTTCATGAGCCATGAACCCAATTCTGGGTACGTCTTTTGAATATCCTTCTCCATAAAGTTCTACAGCATCTACTCCGCCGGAATCTTCTCTAAATGTGAAATTGTATATAGCAGTGCCTTTAACCCAAGCTGATGCTACAGACTTATCGAAGGTAGTAATGTTTTCTTTAATCCTCTCGTCAGAGTAAATATATACAGTATATGCGGAGGAATAACTTTTCCAATAAGGCAAAGTAGCATAGCCCGAACCGTATAACCTCCCGTAATTAGTACTCGGATTATACGGACTAGAAGTATAAAAATCGACATAGTAAGGAGAAGGTACAGTGTTAGTCCAAGTCGCGCCGCCGCCCGCACCTTTTTGACCTTTAGGACCAGTAGGACCACTTCCACCACTTGAACCAGTTGAACCAGTTTGACCTTTTTGGCCTTTAGGCCCTGTCGCACCTTGTGGGCCTGACCCTCCTTGCGAACCAGTTGAACCAGTTTGTCCTTTTTGTCCTTTAGGACCTGTCGGGCCTGCTCCACCTTGCGAGCCTGTTCCTCCTTGTGAACCTGTTGCGCCTTTAGCTCCTTGCGGACCTGTTCCACCTTGCGGACCTGTTCCACCTTGTGCACCTGTTCCACCTTGTGCACCAGTTGCACCTTTTTGTCCTTTAGGCCCTTGCGCACCTGTTGGACCTGTTCCACCAGTTCCACCTTGTGCACCAGTTGCCCCTTTTTGCCCTTTAGGACCAGTTGGACCTGTTCCACCTTGCGCACCCGTTCCACCTTGCGCACCAGTTGCACCTTTAGCGCCTTGAGCGCCTGTTCCACCTTGTGGACCTGTTCCACCAGTTGCACCCTTTTGTCCTTTAGGCCCTTGCGCACCTGTTGGACCTGTTCCACCAGTTCCACCTTGTGCACCAGTTTGTCCTTTTTGCCCTTTAGGACCAGTTGGACCTGTTCCACCTTGCGCACCCGTTCCACCTTGTGCACCAGTTTGTCCTTTTTGACCTTTAGCTCCTTGCGGACCCTGCCCACCTTGCGGACCAGTTCCGCCTTGTGCACCAGTTGCACCTTTTTGTCCTTTAGGCCCTTGCGCGCCTGTTGGGCCTGTTCCACCAGTTACGCCTTTTTGACCTTTTTGACCTTTGGCTCCTTGCGGACCAGTACCACCTTGCGGACCAGTTCCGCCTTGTGCACCGGTTGCACCTTTAGCTCCTTGAGCGCCTGTTGGACCTGTTCCACCAGTTGCGCCTTTTTGTCCTTTAGGCCCTTGCGCGCCTGTTGGACCCTGTGCACCAGTTGTACCCTTCTGACCTTTCTGACCTTTGGCACCTTGCGGACCTTGTGCCCCTTGCGGACCTTGTGCACCTGTTGCACCCTTCTGACCTTTCTGGCCTTTGGCACCATGAAGACTGAAATGGATGTCTTTAACCATGTTGGTGTTATTGTAAAGACTAGAGTCTATGTAAAAAGTAAAGTCGCCTCTAGCAACCGTTCTCTTTAATGTGCCGTCCATATAATATCTAACATTATATCCATCATATACAATATCAAATTGGGTACCGTTTACAAAACCTCCAAAGTTTCCAATACTACTTCCATTTTCGTATATGTTTGAGCTAGTGTTATTTAAATACCAAGCAAAATCAATGTCACCATAAGCGCCGCTTGAGGTCGTAACGGTGTCAGTAAATCCGATCATAATATACTGACCGCTAGCGCCGTAAGCTTTAAAACTAAGCGTTGCGCCTATTGAACCGCCAGAACTTTGCCATTTTTCAACCGAACCAATTCCCAAGGTCCAACCACTACCACCGCCAGATCTGGTAAAATCCTGATTATCATCTGAAATTACAGCAGTACTGCCAGTAACAACCCATGTTATATTATTTCCCTTACCTTCAATTCCCTTCTGACCTTTCTGACCTTTAGCGCCTTGCGCGCCTGTTGGACCTTGTGCACCAGTTTGACCTTTTTGTCCTTTAGGACCTTGTGCGCCTGTTGGGCCTGTTCCACCAGTTGCACCTTTTTGACCTTTTTGACCTTTAGCTCCTTGCGGACCAGTTCCGCCTTGTGCACCGGTTGCACCTTTAGCGCCTTGAGCACCTGTTCCACCTTGTGCACCAGTCGCGCCTTTTTGTCCTTTAGGACCAGTTGGACCTGTTCCACCTTGCGCGCCCGTTCCTCCTTGTGCACCAGTTTGTCCTTT